AATCACAATAATCCTGCAATTGTTGCAGCAAGATCATTTACTCCCTTTTGGATTGCACCTGCTGCAAGTATTTTTGTCAACGAAGTTTTTGTTTTACCTGATTTAACAGACTCTAATGGAGCAATTGCCGTCATACTCAAATTATACTCCCATATCATATTTCTCTGTAAATTTTGACTTAAATTTAAGCCCGCTGGAGGAACTACAACTAAATAACTCTCTCCTAATGCCATGTTGTAAAAAAATAATTTAAACGGCAATCCTGATTTATCAACTCCATTGCTTTTAGAAATAATTGCCTGCATCATCTTAACGCAACCAAAACCTGTTTTTATTCCAGGATCAAATTCCGGAGCCTTTAATCCACTTGTACCTTTGCCCGTAATATCTGTTAAAGAGTATTTTCCTGCAGCTAAACTAAATGCAGAACCCAATAAACTACTTGAACCACCTGACACAGAAAGCAATATCTTAAAAGTTCGTCCAAAATCACCTCGTATATTAATTTCTTGGGGAACAAATGTAGGAGAACTCAATACTGTAATACCTCCTGCAGTATTTCTAACAGTCTCTCTCTTAGCATCTGTTTTAGATATACTATTTGGATTGATAGGAAATGTGAAAAAATCTATCGTATTGTTCTCTGAATCAGCAAGTTCGAGTGCACATAGATAAACTTCAAAATCATTGGGAAATGCGGCAGCAAGGCCCGCTTTTCCAATCGTTCCTATCATTTCAGTTGCCTTACTAATTACTGCACTTGATGTTTGTCCCATAATTTAATTCTTCTTAATTGCGTAAAGATACAAATTTATTTCTTAATCAGAAAAAACTACCTTGCTTTTTATCTGATCAAAATTCAATGGAGATATCCCTGTAACAGAACTCATTCCTGCTGATAAACCAGCTTTACCACCATCTGTACCTGGAACTGCTGCGGCTGCTGCAGTCGACCAAGCGTTTTTTAAAGTTGTTATTTGATTTTCAACATTATTCAGTAAACTTATTAATGTATTCGCCAAAGTAAGTGGTTCAGATGCATTATTAATGTTCACCTTACTTCCTGTTAATATTTTTATCAAATTTTGCGCCAATTGAATTTGCTCTTTACCTTCATCAAAACTAATTGTAACATTTTGATCCGACATCTGTAAAGATTCTCGATTATCGTGAAATCTAAATGCAATTTTTTCATCGTCTATAACAACCAACGTTTCTTTCTCATTAGATTCTTTCGTTTTTCGTCTATACTCAAGTTTATCTAAATCAAGCGTAATTTTACGAGATTCTTTATTAGGTTCTTTAGCTTCAACTTCTGTATTAATGATTTCGGCTTCAATCTTCTTATATCCTGTTACCTTTACTTTTTCATCTGCAACAACATTAATTTCACCTGAAGTTTGCACATTAATCTTATTCTCAGTATTCCCAACCATTCGAATGTTTAAATCTGCTTTCTCTTCTGAAAAAACATTGACATTCATTTGCTTATTTTTAGGATCCATACAAATCATCATTGTAGTTCCTTTGACAGTTCGTCTAAAACGAATAATGTCTTCTGACCAGGCTTGAGTTTCATCATTTCCTTGTATTGTTCCAATAATAACAGGTTGATTTCTAAACACTCCTGAAGCAATGATTACTTGTGTACCTTTCTTTCCCACTTCTTCAGGAAATGAAATATTCTGAATAGCTTCGTTCGTAATATAAACATCTGTCTTAAACAATCCGCCCTCAATAAGTACACATACACGATTCATTCGAAAACAATTCTGAATATAAGATTCTCTATCTACATTTCTAGGAATCATTATATATCCATTCGTTATTGGTGGTAATTCATTTTTCTGAATTCTAGGTGAACCTCCTGCCATAATTATAATCCTCCAAACATTTTACGATTTAAAAAATATTCAAATTGATTTTTATCTACTACAGGACTAGATGCTGTAGTTAATTTACCTTGTTGTGCTTCTTCTGCAGCTTTTCTTAATGTATCTAAATTCACAATTTTAAAATAAGATGGTTTCCCTTGAACTGTTGGGAATGTATTATCTAAACGTTTAATACTATTAGTTGCAGTACCTTCAAGAATTGGCACATACATACCTCTTTCAACTTGTAAAGTTGTTCTTCTATCAATTCCATTCTCTGTATAAACAATTGAATTTGAAACATTTAAAACATAAAAAAATTCGTCTGTCGCTTGATTCAATATAAATGTACCTACCTTAATTCTTCTATCTCCATTTAATTCAATCGTTCCCATTCGAGTAAACGGTAAATAAGCATTGCTTTCTACAACATAAATCAAGTCGTTTAATAAAGCGGCCTGCATCGTACTGAAATCTTCTTCTTTCTGAGCCCCCTTAATTGTTCTTAATGTAGCATAAATATCATTGACTTCTAATTTTCTATTTCCCCATAGCTCAACATATTCATTTAAATAAACAATAGGGACAAATGCTAATCCTGTTTGTTCTTTATCTCCTAATAAACTATTGTTTTGAATATGAATTTGAAACCAAGTATAAATTCTTGAATCGTAACTCAAATTATAGGAAAGTACATTATCCGGCGTTATCGTTATATATTCTTTGTTTGAAAAAGCTGACATTATTGCTTTCTCATTAAAAGGAGGTTGTCGAATCACTATATCAATAGTATTAATATAAGTGTCCATAAAAAATTCTACAAATGGATATTGACAAACTCTATTCATATATTCCATTAGTGTTCCATTAGGATTACCAATAGAAGAATCTACCAAAACTCTTGTTTGAATTTCGGAATCAACAAAGCATTTGACGATTTGCCAAATACCATTTACTGACATAGAATTTTGTCCTTCAACCGAATAACCTGTTGTTCGTTTATCACTCCAAGATGTAAAAAGACTATTCTTACAAACACCAATGTTTGACATTATATTTATAATAAACCAAACGACTTCATTTATTCTTTTATATTTATAACTCCACAAATAATCATAACTCCCTGTTATAACATTTCGTTGATACCACGAATCTTGCGGACGTCCAAGATAAACCCAGTGTTCGTCACCCTCATCATTCTCTATGTCTAACAATGGAATAAAATAACTACCATCTTCTTCAAATAATTTTGAAATATCTCGACCATGAAGAATTGTTGCTTTTGAATTATCTTCTGCAGAATAAACTTCATTACAACCATCAATAAAGCCAATCATATCCCAAACATTATACTCAGTTCCTGTATTAGCTAGTTTATTAGAATCTACTTTAATATTTTCTACATCAATAGAATCTCTTTCTTTTTCTAACTTTAATCGTTCATAACGAATAAAAACGATATCATTAACAGTCACTACTTTTTCTAGGAAAGATCTGACCGAATAACCTTGCGGTGTAACTGTATTAAAAATATCCCAATAACTATCACCAAATCCATTTTTATTCTCATCACTTCTAAACGGCACAACTGTTATCGAGAAATTTCCACTCTGCAGAGTCTTATCAGTCGTACAATTCATTACATATTGACTAATATCGTATATAGTATCAGTTGATTTACAATAAATCCATATACGAACGTTCATCGGCTGCATTAACGTGCTCAATCCTGCAGATTCATCTAATCCTACAACATTATCAGGAACATAATCAGGATCAAGAATTAATTTTCTAAGATTTTCACTCCAATAAGACAAAAAATCTCCTTGAATTAAAAAAGACTTACTGTTAGAAACATCTTCAATCTGTAATGGAGATTTTGGAATAGGGAATTCTACTTGCGTACCTACCTTAATATAAGGTAAATTTTTGGCATTATATTCATCTTCGTACTTCTTCTTTTCTAAATCATCGTATTGAGCCCATATTGCGTTCAAATTCGTAACACCATTTGCATCAGAAGCAACATCCATAAACTCAGCAACAGACATTTTCTCCATATCTTTAGGTAATTTCTGTTGCCATAGACCAATTGCACCTTCAGGAGATATCTCTTCGTAAATAGTTAATACGTAATTTTTTAATTTTTGTTTTATCATCTTTTATCCTCCTGTAAACTAAAAAATCTATTCATAAGTTTAGTCCAACTTGCCATCTGCATTAAAAGTAACATAGAAGATTTTTTACCACCTGTATCAATATCGGTCTTACCGCTTACTACATCTGCTAAATTTTTCAACTGACCTGTTTGAGCATCAAGATAATTCTTCCAATCTTCACCTAATTTTCCATCAATACTATTTACACCATCTCTAATTGCTTGAAGTACTTCTAACATACTTTCTGCACCTTGACCTATCTGTCTATTAGTATCAGATGCAGTCATTCTCGCACCGGCACCGACAGTTCTCGCAGCTTCTTCAGGTTCATAACCTTCTCTAGGTTGCTCTCGAATTCTTTTGAATGATTCGTCTACCTTATCATAAATTCGATTTATAATAGTAGTAGGATCACCTTCAGCAAATTGAGATCGAATGTCGTTCCAACTTAAATTAGGAAATACACCCTTTAAAATATTTATAAATTGTTCGTTATTTTGAGATAATCCTTGTAATTGTAAGAGAAAATCTCTCATAAATTCAGGATCAGCGTTACCACTACGTACAGCTTCAAGTCTTTCCATTGCTTCTGAATACGTACGTACATTAGGATCTGTGCTCGTTAATGTTCTAAGTAATAACGCTTGTGTTATTTCATCTTGAGAGATTCCTCCTCCTGAAAATGCTGTTTGAACTCTTTCTAATTGTCTTCCCTGTAATCCAGTTGCAGTTCTAATGCCGTTCATTACAGCGAGAATTCTACCAGCATCAAATTCACCGGCTTTCGATAGGATTTCATCTGCTCTTTTATTGAATGTTTCGAGAGACTCTTCCATTGTAGATGCTATTTCACTAAATGGAAGACTTAATTCTTTCATTCCTCTCTCAAATTCCCTTATAATTGCAGAGCCTCCATAAGAAGTATTTTCGTCACCAAATCTTAATGAACCTTGTAATCTGTTAATTGCACTAGGACTGATCCCGTATAATCGTTCTGCAGCCATTAAAGATTGAGCCTCTCGTCTCGCTGTAGGATCTTCTTCTGTCGCTCCAGGAACACGACCTCCTGCAGCTCTTGTTAATTCAGTTCTACGTTGAATGTAAGTCCCTATATCAATTCCCAAAGCATTTGCTGCGTAAGAACCTTCTTTCGAAGCTATTCCTAAAACATCACTTGTTCTGCCTCCAAAAGTTTGAGCATAAGGAGCAAATTTAGTTTCTGCTTCCATATACTTTTGAACAGTTGCAATCATTCTATCTGCAGCAATATTAGCAGGCATCTCAATACCTCGTGCAATTATATCACCAATAATAGGAATCCAACGGTACATATCTGCTTCATTTGCTGCTTGTACTCGTCTATAACTTGCACCAGTTTCAACTGTACCCTGATATTCAGCTCTTAAAGCTGCTTCTTGATTTCTAAAATATCTATCTGTTACAGTATTCTTAATACTATTTAAAATAGCGGCTCCCCCTAAAAATTTCAAAAAAGATCCCATACCGCTACCCATCATAGCCATAATACCTGCGTCACTACCTGAACTTGACGTTGGTTGTGTAGGAGGAATGATAGTTGGTCCTCCGCCTTGATTTCCTCCACCACCTCTTCTTACTTCAACTACCGCTGTTTCAATCTGATCTACATTATCTTCGATCAAAGAAATTGAATTAGTTAGAGCTTCGAGATAACGTGTTATAGCTGATTGAGATGCATTTGGAGCTGAATTTTCTTTCTCAATCGATTTTAAAAGTTCTCCAATATTTTGAATACCCTTTTCGAATGCCGACTCTAATGAACTAATAGCCTTTAATATATTTTCATCAGAAAAGACTTCTTGTTTTTGTTGCTCTACAACCCTTTCTTCTCTAACTTCACGTCTTTGCGGTTGTTGAATATCCTCTTGACGTATTTCTCGTCTTTCACTTATAAAATCAGGCTTCGCTTCAACTGGATCTTTTTCTTTTAAAGGAGCTGTATTTTCGTTGATATTAATTACATTGCGTTCAATGTTCTTAACGTTTTCTGTAATATCTTCTCTATTGTTTTCGTATCTTCTAGAGTTATCAACAGTTTCTTCGCGATTATCTTCAATCGTTTTTGTATTATCTACTTTCGTTACAGAATTATCGATATTCTCAACATGACGATTGATTTCACGAAGCGTTTCATTTGTTGTTTCGCGAACAGTTTCTTTTTTTGGTTTAGCTCTCCATTCTAAAGCATTTGTTTCTTCATCATATTCAGGAGTAACACCTTCAAATAAATCTTCTTGAACTACCTTTTTCTTAGGCTTTTTCTTCTTTTTAGGTTTTGGATCTTCTATTTCCTCAGAAGGAAGTTGTTCAATCTCTTTTGTATCTTCCGGTTCTGTAGGTTGTTTTGTCAAATCCCATGTAATAGAATTTGTTTCCTGATCATAAACAAAATTTTGTTGCGTTTCGCGAATCTGTCTAGTAGGAGTCGGAGTAGGTGTTGCAATTGCTGCAGCCTGTCTCTTTAGATCAATCAACAATCTCTCAAGTTCGTTCCGATCTTCCATCAACGACAATTGTTCACGAAGTTGTTGTATATTGCGTTCAGTCATCTGTTGATTAGATGAACTTACTTGATCTATATCTCTATATAAAGAAACTGCCTCTTCTCTTAATTGTCTAAGAGGAGTTAAATCAGCACTTATCCTAACTCTTTTATCCTCAGCCATGATTCTTTTCTTTTTCTATTTCTTCTAATTTAGCCATCATCTCTGCTTCTGCTCGGAATGAAGCTATGTCATATTCTTCAATTTCAATGGAATTACTTCGTTTTATCCATTCTCCAATATTAGGAATATAAGGATCATTTTCTTTTTCTGTTTTTTCAGTTAAAACTTGATTAAACATCATATCCTCTTCAAATTCCATCATCTGATGAATAAAAGAACATCCCCTATGCTCAGGTGACAAAAAAGCTACTCCATGTTTCTTTCTCCACCAACGATCATAGGGGAATTTATTATTCCATTGAATCATAAAAGTACGTAAATCATCAATGGTCATATCAGCCTTATTTATTTCGTTCTATTCAACCGGTCGACTAAGTATACGTTTAGTCTCCAAAAGAAACGGAATGATTTCTTTGTCGTAAATTTCGCGAATTTCAGTGTAATCAGCAAGACCTAAGTCTCTAAAACTTTTTACTTTCATATCCTTCACTAAATCCGGCATCATAACTGTTATTGTTGCTTCGATATCAATCATATCAAGTGCATTCTGAGCTGCAACAGAACGATTGCCAAGCATCATGTTATAAAAACCTTTTCCTAAACTTTGTTTTAAGGCCTCAATATCATAATATTGACCTACATTAGGGAAGGAAATTCTGTATTCTCTCCCTTTTACTACTACGATTTTATCTTCCATTTATTTCAGAAATCAATTGTTTGTGTAAATATCTAACTTTCTTTTAGATTAACAACCATATCAATACTTAAATCTTCTTTGATAACTTTTAACAATTCTTCCCATCCGTCAGGTAGAGAATCTCTTTTTGTATTATTTTCCTTTGCCCACATAGGCTGAAGATTTCGATAATTGAAACAGATACGTTGGTTCTCAGGAATAGATAGATCGAATTTTGCACACGGTATAATATGATCAATCTGCCAACCGTTTTTACCTCCTTGATTATCCCACGTCATTCCTAATTCAAACTGTTGTTCAAGATGAATCTTTAATTCATCAACCGAACAACCGAGAAGATTTAGACTATTAGCTGATTTTATATTACCTTTAAGAACTCTTAAAATTCTATTTCTCAATAACTTAGCAGTTTTATAATTAACATCTTGTTTAAATTTTTTATTATTATAAATTCTATTATGCATTTTCCCTTTTTCTGTTTGACGATATTCTCTTGTTTGTGCTCTATTATATTTCTTACCTTCTTCTGTATTTAATCTTCTTATCTGAAGTTCCCTTCTACAATCTTTACACCAACAATCATAACCTGTCTTTTGACAATGATCTTTATAAAATCGAGTAATAGGAAGAATTTGATTACAATTCGAGCAATTCAATACTTCAATTCCATCTTCGTTTATCTTTATCACTCTTTCAATTCGCTTTGACTCTGATTTTATTTTTTCGTAATATCTTTTAGCTCGAATTTTTGCTTTTATTTTAAATTCTTCGTTTTGAGATCTTTTTCGATCAACACGTCTTTGACACTCTTTACCCTTTTCAGTTTGATAATATTTTCGTCTCGCTTCTGATGCAACCTCCTTTCCTCTAGGAGATTTTCTATACTCAGCTACACAATCTTTACATTGTGTATTCAACCCATCAGATTTTGATTTATCCTTTTGAAAATGATCAATAGGAAGTTCTCTCTTACATTTTGAACAAATCTTCGTTCCTTTTTCAAAATTTGCTTTCATAACTGTAATTTTAAGTCCTGCTATTCCATCTTTAAATATAAAAAATTATGGCAATAAAAATTGCCATAATTTATTGATTATCAAAGTTCTAACGTTGAAATCGGCAGCAAGTAAATTCCTGAAATGTTGTATCCGGCAATACCACCTTCAGCCAAACTAAAGGCTTGATTGTTTACGAAACAAGGATTCAACAAACAAATTGTTTGTCCGGTCGGATCTACCTGAGTCACCATTTTTGTATTCGAATCTTGACTTTGAATCGTCTTAGAATAAATCGCAAGAGCAAAACCAAGTTCACCAAGAACAAGTGTATCTACAATAGCTTTCACTGAACCAAGTCTATGCATCATTCCTTCCATAACAGGTTGTTTGAAATCGATAAAGAATTGATCTACAGTAAAAGTACATTGATACCCAACAGGAGGCACTTCTTGTAACAGAAGATTGCCTAATCCCTGTACATTTGCTCGATTCACATTTTCTGCAAACTGCAGGTTACGAACGTAACCTGCAACTTTGTTATCTATTTTTATATACGCTCTAGGCGCTGTAAATACTGCCATAATTATAATCTGTTACAATTATCCACGAATTAAATAACCGGTAAAGAACAATTTCGTAATTTCGTTGTTTACTACAATCTTATAAGTTGTAAAATAAGCATCGTCTTTACGAGTTGTTACTACATCTCGGAATGATAATAACAAATTGTCTTGTTCAGTTGTCGCGGTTCTAGACTGAAGATATGCTACCGTCCAATCTTTAACTGCACCAGCAGATAGAGAATTTGCATTAACACCATTTTCTTGACCCAGCAAATCAATAGAAGCATTGACAATCAATTCTTTATTGATTTGAGCCACAACACGCATAAATTGAATTGAGTAAGATTGTCCTTTTGCATTGAACAAATTAGCATTATCTTGTAATGTATTTACTCCTTGCAAAACTTCAAATTTACCCGAATAATCATTTAACACGGTTACAAGAATACCATATTTCAAAGCCTTTTTCTTTTCAGACTCAGTTAATATGTGTTTAACCCGATCTACACCGATAGATTTAAATGTTACCGGTATATAAGGAGCTTTTCCTGAAACACGACCAACGATTGCACACGTATTATATAACGCAGGCCACCAACGAATCTTTTGAGCATCAAATGCTGATACCAAACCAATACCACCGTGAACCAACTGAACATAACAACTATTGAATGCTTGTGCAAAAGTAATCTCTTTAGAAAAATCTGCCGGATCATCATAACCTGTCGCATACAGGAAATGAGAAAATTTAGCATCTTGAGTGATGTGTTTGATAACAGCTTTTGTTGTAGTTGAATTTGCATTGGCACCAACCTGATCAGTCACGACAATACTGTAATCCAAACCGATAATCTGATCTAATACAGCATTTAAATCATCTGCATCGAAAGATTCTGTACCACCTGATGCTAAAATATACGGTTTACTATTCAAAGCAGTTGTAATATCGTCTTGAGTGACTTCTCCAGTACCTTCCGCCTTTGAAGTTGAATCTAAAGCAAATAACAATCCAAAATTTGAATCATTCTTAGCCCAATCGATCAATTCTTGAATATTATTGAATTCAGGTGATTCCAATACCAATTCAGGATCAGCGTTATTTTGAGCAATGTCACCATAAGGTAATCCGTCAGTATAAGTACCAGTATAAGTACCACGCCAAAATTGCATAATCCATTTTTCAGGATTTTCTACTCCTGCAACAAATGTAGCTCCATAACCAGTAGTTAATAGAGTTTCACCAAACAATGTACCGTTTGCAATCAATCCTTCGTCTAAAGTTTTAATTACAAATTTACCTCCTGATGTAGTCGCAAAAGCAATTGTTGCTCCTGTTGTTGTTGCAGCACGAACAAATTGAAGTTGTGATACTCCAACTGCATCAGGATTACTTGGATCAGGTGCAAATAATGCTTCTGCAACTCTCCACCACAAACCGCCTTTCATAAAACCACGAAAATCGGAAATTGTATCGAATGTATAGATAGCATTCTGACCGCTCGTATTTTCACCATTGATACCAGCACCACCACCAAAACCTGCAGAATAAGTACCTGTATCAATTACAAGAACCTTTCCATAATCAAGTTGGCGAGCTGGACCAGTCTCTCCACTTACAATAGTACTATATGCACCTGGAAGAGATATCTGTTTGTTGTTCCAATAAAAAGTTGATGCCATTTTATTATTATCAATTAATTTTCACGAATTCTAAAAATCACATAAATATACATCTTATTTTTCTTCTCGCAAAATAAATCACATAATTTTGCTAAATTATTTCAGACTCTACACCAGGAAGACCTAAATTCGAACAATTCCCTCTAGGATTTATCGCTGCTTTACCCGCATCTTCAAAAATAAGTTTGTTGAGTAAACCTTCATCTACAAGAGTAGGAATTAATTCATCTGACGCTAAATCAATTCTTAATGATCTAAAGAAAATTGGTAGAGGCATCAAATCCTGCTCTGCTATCAATTCAGTCATATTAAAATCGATCTTGTAAAACATTGTCGATAATACATTATAAGCTCCTAACATAAGAGCATACAATATTTCAGACATTAAAATCGACTCTAAAATATTATCAGCTAAACACATAACATCGAAATTATATGCTCGACTGTCTCTGACTTCAAACCCTCCATTAGGCGTCATCATTCCTGTTAATTTACCAATACTCTGCGCCATACCTGAATTTTTACCTGGCTCTCTAATTACGTAACAAGGTAAATTAGTCTTATCTTTAGGAAACTCAATTCTTACTTGAATTTTACGAGGATCTTCACTTGTTCGTAAAAACATTTTCTTCGCTTGTTCGTAGAAGTCAAAACTACCGTCTTTTGTACCGTATAAAATTTGATACAAAAAAGTCTTCGTTTCGTCATCTTTGTAATTCTCATAATCTGTCGGAATATATTCCAACAACTGATTGAGAATATCTTTCATTCGCACGATCTGTAACATCTTTATCTATTTAATAGTTGTTCTAATGTTTCATCTATAGCCATACTAGCTACTTTATCTATCTCTGCAGCCTCCAAAGCTCTATCCATGAGACGTTTGGCAGTAATACCACCATTCCACCAACTGTTTGGATCTGAAGTGTCACTTACTCGTCTAAATGTAAAATAATTTCCTCTTTTTTCTATTTCTGAACTTTCAGCTTTAACTCTCACAAGACCTTCATATTTTGCAGCCTTATGTACATATTCAGGAACTTTCAATCCTGGAATATTAATTTCTTTTCTTACACCTAATATTTGATGTTCAGAAGGTAAATCACTTCGTTTTAACGGTTTAGGTGAATTCTTTGCTAAATCGTAAATACTTTGTGGCATTATAGATTTAAAAATTTCTGACTCTGCAATAGCTTGTGGTGTCGCATGTCTAAATGGCACTGTCAAATACCAACCGAGACCGTTTTTCTTTTGTTTGGCTTTACTAGATTTTTGAAATCCCGGTTTTTCATCAAATGGACTTGCACCTTCTTCAACCATTAATGCTAAAGGAGATTCTCTTGCAGATAAACCAAACACAACTTCTAAAGAAGACGGTCGTTCGATATAAACTGCACGTAAATATTCTTCTCTAGATTGTTTTAATTCTTTGTTTATCAAATTCTGCCATTTAGACGAATATTCTTGAACTACTCTATCAATAATAGCGGCTCCTAACATATTGGCAGAATTTTCGTCAAGATTAAATTCTGCCACTACATCACTTAAATCTATTCTAATTGGCAAACTCATACATCGTCATTTCTCATTAATCCCGATCCATCAAACATTGGTTTTGACACATCAATAAGATGACTTCTTCTCGCAATCGCTTGAATAGGGAGTTGAATTTTTTCTTGTTTTCCTGTCGTTCTTTCCATCTTCCACGAAGCACGTATTTCGTGAGGCAAATCAATTACATGATATTCCGGGCAATGTTTGTAATAAACACTTAAACATCCGTTTTCAGGAGGCTCTTCATCTAAAATCAAACAATACGGATTATCAGGATTTATGTGATATGCCATCGTTTTATTCAGTTTCTGATTAGAATTAACGAAGGTATATATTGCTAACACTTGAACAGGCTTATACGTTGTAAAAACAAAATAAACCCCTTGTGATCCTTTTCTTATAATAAGGTTCTCGCTATAATAAGAATACTCTGTTTCAAATGTAACTCTATCGTACCAAGATAAATTAGCTTTATTTACATCCATCACTGTAATAGCTATTGTTCCAAGTAACGTTTCTGACCAATTCTTATATTGATTATTCTGATTTACACCTGTAATAAGAGCTTTTGTTCGTACTGAATTTACATAAAAATAACCTGTTCCATAACAGTTTTGACAATCAAGTAAAGAAGCTTCGACTCCATTACAAGGACATCTCAACGCACGTTCTAATTGGACCCAATATCCTTTATTCCACGTCGCCGCATCAAAATCTTCTTTAACAAATTCGGGACTTGGTCTACCTACAAGATTAGGTGCTGATTGTGTTAAGATATTTTTCGCCTCCATTACATTACCATGAATTTAGGTTGATCGTAAACTAATTTTAATCTACCTGTCGTTTCCTTGATTTGTTTTTCATATTGAATCAATCTCGCGCCGTAGCCCGCCGAAGTTGCTGATGCAGTGGTAGAAATACTTTGACTAAGACCGTCTATACTTAACGATTGACTTGCAATACCTGCAGAACCTAAAATTAAATCACCGGCAATTCCTAACGGTCCAAATGATGCAACCATACCAACTACATTAATAAGATCCATCGGCATTTGATCTATATCCCAACCTGTTATATATTGAATTCTCCAATAATCAGGTATCATATTAAACCTTTGCATTCCAACTTGAGAAGTGATACCTGTTAAAATAATTTCAGCATTTCCTCGTGTAGATGAGCCAGTTGGAACAACACTTATTCTTCGTTTACCTTGTCCCATCAAAGTATCGTATTCGCAAAACAACCAACCTTGAGGATAAACAATTTGCTCCATCTTATTCAACATACCTATCATTGACAACGGTTCTCTTACGGGATAATTCGTCTGTAAAATAGGAAATGTTTGCCAATAATCTGTTCTGTAGTAAGTGATTGTTTGGTCAGCTAACTGTTTAATAAATTTCAAGTTGTAATAATTTTCGATTTCTCGCTGAGCTGCAACCAAATAAAATCGCATTGATTCGTCAGAGAAATTAGATCCTTCTCCTCCTTGAATTTTGATTCCGTACAAAAACAATTCCCATAATTCAGCTACGGAAATAACTAAACCGGTATTTTTACGATACTTGATATTAAAAGTTAGCTGAGCCATAATAACACTGTTTTATGATTTTGACATGATCATTTTAATGATCTCATCTTTCTTTTTATTTTTTAAATCTTTTTCTTCGAAACCACCGCCTTCTTCTGTCATTCCCATTTCAATTAATTGTTTGACAGTCAAAGTATTGAGTTCGTTGAACAACTCATCGTCAATATCTTCATCACCTTTTTCTGCTTTTTCGGTTTCTATTTCTTTATCATCTTTCTTTTCTTCTTTAGAAGGAGAAATACCTTTTTGTAAATCTTCAACAGCTTTTTTCCAAGATTTAATTTCTTCATCTTTTTTGTCAAGCTCGACTTTTTGAGATTCAATGATATTCTTCAAACGATTGATCTCGTTTTTAAACTCTTCATTACCTTCAGAAACCTCTTGTCTCAATTTACTTTCAAGAGAAGTTTTGTATTCAGGTTCATCGCCTTCTTTATAAATGTTAGGGAGTTTGCGATCAACGAGCTCTCGATACAATTCTTCAGAAATATCTGCATTTCCATTTATAAAATGAATTACTCCACCGTTTAATTTAATTTTTTGAGAGCTATACACTCTACTTCTTACTTTTACCATAATCAATTTGTTTTAGGTTTTTAAAAAGAGAAAGGAGAGGAGTTTATTATCTCTCCTCCCCTTTCTTTAGTTGTTTTTATTTGTTTTTAAACAAGACCTTCTTCACCGATATTCACGATACGAACAATCTTAGCAGGTTGATACAATACCGGAGTACCGTAATTCAAAATTGCAAATCTACGAGAAGGAGCTGTAATAGCAAAATCCATCTTCATAGTATCAGCAAACTGCAGATATTCATTAATCTGATTATCATTGTAGTAAATTAATGCAGATTTTGTACCTGCAATGATACGATTGCGGTCACGAACACAATTAGCAGCAGCACCATCCCATCCACTAGCCATTTGAGAAGCAGGAACTTCAAAGATAGGATAATATTCTGTTGTATTGTTAAGCGCAGCATCTTTCTTTGTACGATAAATTACGAAGCAAGTAGCTGCATAAGCACCACCAACACCGGCAGTAAATCTAAATTCAACTGAATCAGTTGCTGCAACAGCTTGAGCACCTCCTGAAGTAATATTCAAAGGAGCAGATTCACCGTAACGGTTCTTAGCAGTAACCAAATAACCGTAAGTACCTGCATGACGACCGAAGTTTGTCTTAGTGTCATTATTGTTTACTTTAATAGCAGTTCCGGCAACTGGAATAACCGGAGCTTTAGGTGAAGTTGCTTGTTTTCCTACAGTGATCGGTTTACGTTCATCAAAGAAACGGTCGTTTTTGATATTGATCTTACCAAACTGAGTAGTAACATCATTTACACTCTGACCCATTGTTGCACCGGTTACAGAAGCAGCCAAACCTACAATAACACGTTTTGATTCGTGGAACAATTTAACGTAATTGTTAAATACAATCGGGTTAGAAATGATGCGATCAATATAACCGTTATACACGTTAACAACAACGTTAGCTGCATCCTGAATCAAATTGTCATTCAAAACCTGATTCTGAGCATCAATAACAGCCGGAGAATTGAAATAATTATCAAGTAACTGTTCTGAAGTCTTACCTTCTGCAGTACCTCCATCCATTTCGTTTACACCAAGCATGTGTTGACGGAATACGCCATCAAACTGTTCAGGGACACAAGTAGAGTCTGCATCAACCAAACGAGCATCCAAAATAGTTTGTAACAAAATAGTCTTATTCTCAACTTCTTTGGTGTACATATTCATACCACCAGCCAATCTAGCGAGCATTGCAGGATGAGTAACCTGACCTGTAACACCCATAAATTTGGTGATGATTGACTTACGTCTGTACTGAGAATCGGTTTCTTCCGGAGTTTCACCTTCAGTATTAAAGATACCAACTTCTTCACCATACTTATACAACTGATTATACTGATGTACTGTATTGTCGATCTTATGTTTCGGCATTTCCATCAAGTAAACCAACTGATTTAAGCGGTTACCCAAGATCTTTAATGTAGAGTCGAGTGATTCAACTTTCAGACCACCACCATTGTTGATCTGATTGTTATATTGCATACCGGTCTGAAGACCAGCTTCCATTGCTTTCAAAATGTCTTTTGCGGAAATTTCATCCAACAAGTTCGCTCCTGAAGCATCGTTAGTATTGTAATTATACAGATCCATAATTTATTTAGTTTTTAGTTTTCTCCGAATTCTTATTATTTGCACAATTTAATATCGCATTTATCATACATATATTGAGCGAGTTCTTGACCAACGGTTTCAGCTTCCGGATTTGTCAAATACGCCAACATATCACCTTCCATTGATTTCTGTAAAGTTTCAGACATCTGATCGTAAGCCTTTTCAATTGCCTTTACAACCAACGGACGTTGAGAAATAATATTCATCTCATATTTATTATTCTCGTCTTTAGCGATCTGCATTGATTTCTGAATAGCATTTACATTTTCCAATCCAGCAGAACGGAAACTCGGCGTCTGTCCGCCAATTTTATCAATCTTATCACTCAATACATCCAAAGTTTCAGCCATCTTCTCCATAATAGGAGCAAATACGCCCATAGATTTAGCAAAGGTTTCTTCTACAGCTTTTTTGATGCCTTCAGCATCGCGATCTTCTGCAGTATCTTTTTCATCGTCCTTTACTTTTTCTTCTTTTTTGACAGCTTCTTTTTCGAGTTTATCGATATCTTTTTCCTGCTTTGTTTCAGATTCGTGATCACCTGCAGCAGCAGCGTCTTCACTCTTCTCGATTTTGATATCGCCTTTTTCAATACTTTTTGCGATATAATCTTCAGTGAAACCCATAGCTAACATGGATTTAACTATCGCGTTGTCTTTGTAGTCTTCAAACTTCATAATTACTGAATTTTATTTGTTTATGTAAAAATAGAACCAAAATTTTACTTATCAAATTAATTAACGAAAATTTTGCAAGTAGTCCCATAAAATTTTCGAAGAAATGTGACCCTCCATGTAACTTTTATACAATTCTTTAAAGTCGTCACTCTGTACTCCTTCTGTCGGAAATGCTTTCAAAACAAAATTTTTATCAATAGAAAGAAGATATCCATCCTTTTCCATTTCTAAAAGAATGTTAGTTTGTTTAAAACTAATATTATCGCTTTCAGAATAATCAATATAATCCTGTTTCTGAATACCCTTAACTATATCAGCATAAGTATTTGCATTAACAGGAGTCATTGTCATTGCTACATTTGTAATTAATGCTTTTGTAATTTTTTTCGGATTCTTTTTGTCTCTTTCTAATGCCTTACCTTCAATGCTAAAACCAGGTTTACGATTTGTTCCTGATTCTTGCATTTCTAACGCTTTATCATAAAAAGCTCTAGCTTCAGGAGATTTTTTCCATAATTGACACTTAACGAAAAATTTATTATCTTTAACTTTAGCATCTAAAGGAGCTCCTATCCAAAATCGAGACTTGTTTATCGGACTACGTGAAGTAAGATGATCTAGATTTATCAATCCATGTTTCAAAAAACGATCAATGATAAACCCATTTGGTTCCATTGATTCTTCTTCTGAATCTTCGGACGCATCGGAAGCCAAACCTTCAAAAATCATTCTTTCATACCGCTTATCATCTCCTACTGGATAATCAAGTGGATTGAATTTAGAAGATTTTTCAAGATTGGCTTCTGTGAAAAAATTAAACTTAGCATCTATATCAAACATCCTTTATATGTTCCATTGTCAACGAATTTACGAAATTATCAATCAATTTATCTATTTCTCGATACTTTCTGACTTGCTTCCAATCTTCAATATCGACTTCCTTATGAATCCCCATTAATGCTCCAAATAAAGCTGCATTTGTATCCGTATCAAATCCTAAATTCACTACGTTACAAAGGTCTTCTTTTAAGGTAGAACTCTTTGTTCTTAATTTCAAATAATTATCTAAAATCAAGTTATATGTATTAATAACGTCTCCTCGATTTTGATAACTATCAACCGAAAAATCGAACTTGATATTTTCTTGCGGTAAAGCTCTCAACAATTTTTCAAGTAAGCAACAATAATTGCCACCAAACTTAAAACAATTAGGATTATTATGAGTGAATAAGCTAAAAAAGTTGAATAAACTCATAGTCTCTGAAGCTACAAACTCCTTTTTTGTAGATCTATAAATTGCAACAGGAAGAGCGTAAAACATTGCACCGTTTCCCATCGAATCTGTTCTCGGACAACCATTCCTCATAATAGAAGATGATGTTTGCGATCCTATATCGAATAATCCTTCTCCTGCATTGAAACCTTTATTATGATACCAATCCTTTAGATTATCTCTCATTTTATTAAAAACATCCATCATATTATTCGTCTTAATAGAAAGTGCATCTATAAGACATAACAGAATAGATGTATCGTCAGACCAAGTGCCAATCGGTTGATTATGATATCCTCCTTTTGAAAATCCGACGCAATTAAATTTGGTCGGATTTTGAAATTCAAAAGGAACTCCTAAAGCATCACCAATTATATAAGCTCTGATACTATTCTTTATCTTTTCTATCGTTTTCATCCGTTTCCGAATTTAAGCTGTTTAAAATTAGTCTTACAGACTCTGTTTTTAACTTCTCTACTTCTTCTTTAGAAGGTTCACTAACAACTATTGATATTGATTCTCCATCTTCTTCCCATCTAGGATGTACTTTTTTCTTTGCCATAATTTTAATTTTTTAATTACTATTCTTTTGAATGCCTAAAGATACACCTTTTATTTCATTCGGACAACAATTATTAAACAATTTCGACAACAATAGAATTTGTTCCTCTTGCAAGTACTTTATACTTTAATCCAGCTTGAGCTAAATATTCGCTTTCATCAATATTATCTACATTCATAATCGGATCTCCTTTCTTAGCTAACAAAGTTAAATGAAGATCTGATCCAAAATCAGTTTCATGTTTCATTCCAAATGATACAAAAGATTTATCTTCAATTACCTGACCCACTTTTGCATTAAGCCATGTACTAAGATTGTCTCCATTCCCTCTAATTTCCAATCTTCTGTTTAATACCATATTTCGCTTCAGAGGATTTTGTTCAATAGCTTCTTTAATAAGACCTATTCTCGTTTTAGTACTCTCTATTTTTTCTTCTGAAAAGACCTTTGATTTTGGTGATTCTGTTAGAATATCTCTTATTGCCATATAACCTGAACATGTATAATTTTTTATCGCTTTACGTTGATCATCTGTCCATTTGGTCGACGTTTCTTTGGCGTCTTTTTGATATATCTCGAAAAACTTTTCTTTATCTTCAAATGAATTATTCTTATTAATATACAAATAATCTTCTTTATTGTAATTATGATAAACCAATCCATTTACAACCGGAGCATATCCTCGTGTAATTAACATTGCGTTAATTGCTTTTTTATTTTTATCATTAGAAAGACCATATTGCTCTATTATTTCACCAAAATTATAATCATCGATAAAGCCAAATATCTTTGATTTTAAATCGGAAGTTTTAGAAGACAAATCCTTAGTAAGATATTTATCTGCATCGGATTTCATTTTCTCAACCTCTTCTTTAGCGTAAAGGTTAGATAATTCCGATCTCTTTTCATTCCAATCATAAAATTGCTTTACTGTTTCAAAATTCTTACCTTCAGCAAAAGATAATTTCTCTTCTTTCTTTTCTGTTTTCGTAGATTGTTGTTTATTCAACTCTTCTTTAATACGTTTCTTAAAATCAACCAACGATTCATAAGGCTTCGACTCTAATTTAAATCCAGGAGAAGTTGCTTTATATTGATTATCGCCTTTCATTTTAATAACAACAGTCTTACCATCTTGTTTAACATAGGTTTGAGTGATTTTCTTAAACCCAGTCATATCACTTAATTTCTTATCAATTTCGCTAGTTATTTCTTGTTTTAACTTATCTAATTTATTATCTACAGATTCTTTCTCGCTCTCTTTCTTTTTCTTAGATTCTTGCAGTTTCTCCTGAATTTTATCCAAAACATCTTGATCTAATTCGAGTTCACCTTTTTCTTGAGCTTCAAGAAGATTTTTATAAGCATCTTCTACAGTAAATTGTTTATTCGATTTATCGTTAGAATCTTGTTGCTTATTTCTTTTATTTAATTCTTCTTGAGCAACTTTCTTTAATTCGGAATTGGCTTCAGGATCTTTTATAGCCGCTTTCAATTGTTCGTCTGTTGCAGATGTAGCTTGTTTAACCAAGATTTCTGTAGAAGATTGTTTTGAAGTTGACTCTTCTTCGTTCTTCTTTCCTCCCTTAGCTTTTGGTTTCCAACCCTTTTCAGTCTTAATGTATAATTTGCCGCCCCACGTCTTTTCTGTCCCAATAGGTGAACCTTTCTTCGCTTTTTCTATAATTTCCATAGATTTTGTAATCGTCTGATTATTATAAATAGCTTTAATTTTCTCCATAACAATATAAGATAGGAGGAGAATATCTCCTCCGTTAATTAGTGTAACTGTAAACGATATTTAGTTTGTTTCAATGTAGCAAGGAAATCTTCTGTCCAAGACTTTTCACCAACATAATCAGTATTATCGTCGATTTTACCATAGAACTTCTTGGTACGATCTATGATCAAATCAATCAAACCAATAGGATCGTTGACTTCAATTTCTTCACCATTTACAGAACCGTCTTCAAATCGACCAAATTCACTTTGACCTGCTTCCATGATCTTGTCTTCGTAATCAGAAAGTTCCTCAATCAAATCATCGAGATAAACGTGTTTGGAATTATCTAACTCTCCCCAATGTACATTTTTTGATCTTGTCTTAGCACCTTCAAGAAAATTAGCATAATCAACGAAAACATTATACATAGCATCTTTAGCCTTTTGAACACCATCGTCTAAAGACGGATCTCTATGAATCTCATCGTGTATCTCATCAATACCCCATGCTTTTTCAATCTCCTCGTTCTTAGTTTCAATCGAAGCAATATCTAATTTACCTGAATCTTTCATTTCATCAACCAATGACTTAAACATCTCTGCTTGATCTAAATCATTAAAATTGATTAATATATTGAAACCTTGTACATCGTCTTCAACTTTCTGAGATTTTTCAATATTCTCAGTCTTCTGAAGACTATACATGCGAATATTGCCCTTAAAATCCCAAGTTTGCTCACCATTTTCTTCTGTAGACAATGTTATAGAAAATTTCCTTCCTAAGTTAGATACCTTTTGTAACGTTCCTAAGAAATCAAATAATTTATCACCATTACCACCGTCATCATCGCTATAACCAAAACTTGCATTTCCGTATGTATATTTTTTAGGATTTTCAGTAGCATCGACAACTCTCTCTACATACTCAACCTTTTTAAAAGTAATTGCCTTTTCGATACCATCTCCGTCAGGTTTCTTCGTCTCGCCATCAAGACTTTCCTTACAAATTGCATTCACGTCATTACAATCCATAGTTTTTTCAACCTCGTTCCATGATTCAGGTAATTCGTTTGTTGCACCAAGATCTTTTGCCCTACGTTTCAAATAAGCAATTACATCTGATTTAGGAAGGTCTGAATTACCAACCAACTTGATTGCGTTTTTCAGATCAGAACGATTGCGAACAGGAAAACGACCGCCTACCATAGCTTTTCCTTCTTTCTCAAGTTTTGCACGCTCTTTCTCAGAAATATAAGATTTTGCTATACAAGATAATTCAGGCTTATTGACTTCTTTTTCAATTTCCTCTTTATGTTTTTTACAAAAATCTTCAAAAATCTTTTCATTGATCTCACCTCGAGCAAATGCCTTTGTTATAATCTGAATAGGTCCTTCCGGACATTCTCTACCAAGAATCTTTTTGATATTTTCTTTCATATCAAAAATAAAATCATAATCATCTAACTCTGTTCTAGTATCGATCCAAGTACTTCCAACTTCTTCTTCGCTATCGACAATAATCTGTATAGGCGATTCATCATCAACGTGACCTAAGAAATAATGAATCTCGTAATCTTTACCTTTTGCAACACCTGCTTCAATCAAAAGATCTTCGGGGATCTCAATACCTGTTTCTTCAAACAATTCTCTTGCGGCTGCTTCGAGAAAACTTTCTCCTGGATCAACGTGACCGCCAGGTATACACCATTGTTGTGTACTTGCTCCGTATTCACCAGCTCTTTGTAAAATCAAAAGTTTATCACCTCTAAACAACAATACATCGGCATAGCGTACTTTACCAGTCTTAGCCTTGATTATATCATTATAAACTGATTTCGAAATATTCCCTTTCTTTAATTCGTTCTTTGCTAAGTAGATGTTATAAATATCATTCAAAGTATCACTTATCTCTTTATCGGCAGATAATTTTGATAACGATTTAAAAATCTGTTCTCTTTTTCTTTGAACAATAGCAATATTTTTAGCGTGTTCTTCTAAAAACTCATTATAACGTTTTTCTGCGTCTACTCGCTCTTTCTCATCTAAAGTTGAAAAACTTTTAGCAATTGAACTTTTTTCAGCAAAAAGAGTTGATAAATCACTTATTTCGTTCGCAATCTCGAAAGATTTCTTCAACAAACTTCTATATTCAGTAATTTTCTCTGAATTAGATTGTAAATTAAATAATTTCTTAATATTCATAGCTATTCATATTTTGGCCTAAATATACGGATTAATTTTTACATCTTATACTTTTTATACAGATATTGTCTGCATAAAAATATCCGCCATCAATATCTATATTATAAAAAAATCTGTTTACAGTCTCCATTCGTTCAATTTGATCGATAACAACATCACCTTCTTTAGACCATAGTATTTGTCCTGATTTTAAGTCCTTTACTTGAGTATCAACTAAATATTTCTCACCTTGTCGTTTTACAAGTATAACTTGATCTCCTGAAATACGATCTAAAACTCCTTCTCTATCTTTGTTGTGATAATAGATGTTGAACACTTTTTCATCAAATCTCGCTGTTCTTTGAAAAATACCTTTTACTTTAGAATAACCCAATGTAGACAATACAATGTCACCAACCTTGAGATCTCTGATAAATTTATCACCTTCTAATGTTCGAATCTCAATAAAACTAGAATTAAATCCACCCTTCATGTTCGTGATTTGTTGTTACAATAATATCGTTATCTATAAGTAATGCATATTCAATAGGAAGATCGAGATTATAGATACGACCTTCATAAAATTGCTCCCTATTGTCCATAATCTCAAGTTTTTTTAAATCAAAACTCGTCTCCATACATTTTTCGACACGTTCAACATAATTGTCAATAGATTCATTTTCTTCAGCACATATCAAACATAAACAAGTTGCTTTAGCTAATACATTGTCTTCTGTTAATTGATCAAAAGTTTTCTCATCTATTATAGGTAAACAATCAGGATGAAAGTAAGTACACGTCAAAAGGTTTTGATCTTTACAACAAATCAAATGTTGATCGTCAGATAATGTAATAAAATTAACTGAACCATTATAATCACTTGACGACAAACATCCTTTGATGTAAGTGATACTTCTATTAGGTAAATAAACTATACGAACATAATCTTCGTCTGTTACTTCGCTGATTTTGATCTTTGGAAAATTCATTTGTCCAAATTCATCTAATCTCAATACAGTTACTAATACATCTCCTCTATATCCTGTCATACTTCAAAAGTTTTATCTCCTACATAAATCTTAACCTTACTTCTTCTCTCGATCTTAGGCTTATAATCTTTAGGTGGTGCGAAAATCTGTCTTTCTTCATCCCATACATAACCCTTTGGTAAATATCGCAATTGACATCTACAAAAGGGATGAACGTAACCTAAAACCGGTTTCCAATATTGTGTTTTAAGACCAATATTATCTCCGTTAGCTATAAGATCGACTAATTTAAACAATCTAGGCTTCGAACCTGAACCATTGGTAGTATAGAGTCTCAAACAGTGTTTACATGCGCCTGGAAAAACTTCTTTGTAAACCAAAGCATCTAACCCGTGTTCACTCATTATCGTTTCAGCAATACCGATTTGATAAATGCCTTGCATTTCTGTCTCGACTATTCTTCCCCAATCTCTGTTCCAATCATTAAGAGAATGTCCTATATTACTTATAATTGATTGAACTGATCTTCTTTTTAAAACACCTTCTGTAATTTCTTTCTTTATCGTTCCTAATTCAAGTTGTCTTTGTTGTTCAGTCAATAGCTTTACATCTTCTTGAGAAATTGCATTAGAAAGTATATCTCTCATTCTTTGACCCATCGTCTTGATATAAGAATACGTTCTTGTTGCTGCAGCATTATAAACAGCCTTTTCTCTCGTAGAAAGTGCTTTAAATTGGTTTCTTTCTACAAACAATAAGAAGTCTCTATAATCAACTGATCTCAATTGAGCAGGAGTTAAAACGCCGGATAACCTACCAAAAAGAAATGATTGATAATAAGGTGGAATTTTTTTCAATTCTTTAGCCCAATCATAACCATTTCTTTTTAACAATTCCTTATCCTCAGGTTTTAATGCATCGCCACCTAATACATCAGCAACTATCCTAGCTAAACGATAATCAATGATGTCGAATAATCTTTGTATTTCTTCAGGAGTAAAAATCATTGTTTTGATATATTAAGCATTTCTTTTGTCAAGTCGGCCATCATATTGTTTGTTTGAGTAGAAAAAATAACTTGCGCTAAACCTTCATACCCACACTGAACCTTAGGATATCTTATAGGATCCTTTGTATGATATATTATATTAGATGTTTTAGCCATCTGCTTTACATCTATACCATTTATGTGTTTTATAGGAGGCATTACTTATACAAATTTTTTCTATAATAATCAATTGCCGGTCCCATTATAGGATCGTTTGAAAATGACTTGTATTTATCAAAAGGATTCTCTTCCATTTCTTCATCCATCGGAACACCTTCTTCCTCACTTTCTCCTGGAACAGAAGCTCCGTACATCTCTTGTTGTTGTTTTGTTGCCTGTGCCGTTTGATAAACCTGATTCAAAATAATGTCGTTCTCAGGATCAAACTCTCTACCTGAATATTTCTTAAAGATATCTTGCATAGCAACCATACCCATTTCTAATTTATCTTTATCGAGTTTCACTTGAGCTTCTTCGTCTTCTACTTCAATACCCGTAAAAACAAACTCGAAATCTTCGTTTAATTCACTTACAAGATATTCAGTGATAATATTCTGCAAAAAAATCAATAATGGTTTTAAACCCTTTTCTCTACTATGTTGCAAACGTTGTTTTTGGCCATCTTGTCCAAAAATTTGAGCTTGGTCTTTAAATTGAAAACCTAACTCTGTAGGATCCATTCGATAAACAGCACAACTAATAATAATCAAAAATTTCAACCACTCATTGAATTCCATATCTCTATTATTCTTTTGCAGATCAATCCACTCAAGATCAATTCCATTGATTACAGGAACCCTATGACTATTCTGAACACCTTTCATTGTTTGTGACCAGGCTTGTCTAAACTCGTTAAGTGTAGAATTTGAAATATTTGCATTTTTTACATTGATAAATCCTTTAGGTTGTGAACCTTGACTAAAGAAGTTACCATTATATTGCATGCCCCATAAAATCCAAGTTATTATCTCAACCAAAGTTTCGAGTTCAGATGTTCCATAACCATTTCTTCGAATATTAGACGATTTATTTCGAATACCGAAACCCAATTCCCATGGATAATATAATATAGGTTCTTTTGTTATAGGATTTTTCAAAATCAATTCATCCCACACCATACAATAACGAGGAAGATATCCTCTATAACGATAATCTTCTAACGATTCTCTTTGTCTAGGATCAACACTATCTAAAAAACGAATCATCGAAGCGTCTACAGCTCTGAATTTATTTAACTCCCAATTACGATTTCGTACAATTTCAAATGCAAGTTGATCGAGTGTAAGACTATCGAATGTTATCTTACGAACAAATGTTTGCAGATCATCAACGTTATCCCACTTTTCTGTCCATCCACCTCGTTCTAAAAACTTAACAATATTTTCTATCTTTTTCTTATCTTCTTCGCTTAATTCTTCTTCATCTCGATCTTTAAAAAGACCTTTCTTTCTACGAATCGTAAATCCTTCTTTTTGTTCATCTTCTGAGAAGTGAAGAAAATTTTGAATTTGCTCAATACGAGTATTGACGATAGCACGAATAATCCATAAATCACCCATCTTTCGAAGAGTTTCGAAAGACAAAATTCCCCTAGAATCTTTAAAACCCTTTCCATTACCTGATAAATCGTTAGGATCAAAGAATACAGAGGTGATCTTACCTGAATTTGGATTCAATTCACCTAAATATAAATTCGCTTTCATCAACTCATTAGGATCATTTGAATTTAATGACGCTTGTAGTTTGCTTTGAAATGCATAAGGAATTGCTTTCTGCAACTTATTGAGATCGTCTAAAGAGAGATCAGTCAGGTTTTGAAAACCTGACTGTTGACTCTTATAATTAGTTTTTCTTTTTCTTCCCATCTTAACTCTTCTTTAGATGTTATACACCTGCTTGTGTTAAAGTAACTGTAATAGTTTTACCTCCTTCACTTGCAGCAACCTTCGCTTGTCCTGTTCTTTGAGAACCTGTGTTATTTGCAGCAATTACAGAATATTCAGAATCTCCTTTAGAAAAACCTTCTCCTGTAACAGTTGTAGTATAATTCACAGCAGAAGCTGGACCACTAATTTTACCATTTACTTTCTTTTGTTTCTTACTTGAAACGCTAAAAATTTTCGTTTCACCTGCTGCGATAAATGAAAGTGAATCAGGATCTACATCTAAAGTATATTCATAAGTTACAACAGCAGCAGCTTGTGTAAGATTAACTGTCGCACTCTTACCACCTTCATCCATAGTAATCGTGATTTTCCCAGTTCTCTGTGTATTACCTGGATTTTCTTCTGCTTTGATATTAAATCCATCTGAAATAGCACTATAAGAAAATCCTACACCAGCAACTTCAATATGTGTTCCAATATTCGTAGGATTTCCGGAAGGTTTTCCGTTTATTATAACTTGTTTTGTTGATGTAACAGTAATCTTTTTTGTTTCACCTGTATTTACAAACGAAAGTGAATTAGGATCTATTGTTAAGTTATATGTATAACTTACTGTGGAAGCTTCTTGTGTAAGATTGATAGTAATCTTCTTATTACTTTCATGTTGTGTTACAGTTAAAACACCGTTTCTTACAGAAGTAGTCGGATTTTCAGCAATAGTTACTGTACCACCTTTACTTACTGTGTAAGGAGATTTTGTTTCAAAGTCAACTTCCAACGGTGTTTGTACACCTGTCGGCTTTCCGTTTACATAAAGTTGCTTATAGGAAGTAACAACAGCCTCTATGCTGTCACCTTCCTTGGGAAATGCCATTGTCTTATCTTGCGGAATAAGAAAATAACGCATCTCTTCAACTATATCAACGAGAATCTGCTCCTTTCCTTCATATTCTTCAGGATAAGCAATGAGACGTAATATATTATTCATTGCCCATTCTTTAAATTGACCTATATTATAGGTGAGACCTGCTCGAATAACTATTCCAAGACTTTCAAAGTAATCCACATCTCCCACTGTATTCTCTGTAACAAATACATTCAACTGACTGTCGATACCGTCAGTAATAACAGTCAGTTGGTGGAGATTATCTTTTGTTGTAAATAATAATCTATACATGATATTTATGCATTGTTAGCTGTAAGCTCGAATTTTTGTGTTTCGCCATTAGCAAAAACAACAACATTCAAATCCTCTTTTGCATCTAATCCAAGATCTTCAAGTGTAAACGTCATCGGATGATTAGAAAGGATTTTCGAAGCTAATGTCTTACGATCGCCTCTAATTACACCATAACGTCCAGCAGATTCATTCAAACTGACACTATTAGGGAAATATATCTCAACATCCTTCTTTGCCGGAATTGTAGTGGTAATATTGATTACACAAGCATCTTCGTCATTCCATTCAGCAGTTACAGCAACAATCTCATTTAAACCTTGAGGATCAAGTTGCAATTCTAATCCATTATTTTCTGCAAATGCAATTAATTCTTCGTGCATAACAGATTGACCGACAACCCAATTAAATCCTAATTTCTTCAACGCATCACTTCCTTCAATCTCGTCTTCTGTAGCATTTACATTGCCTGGAGCAACAATATTTCTCAGTTCTGTAATAAACACTCTTTTTTGATCGCAACTACCATCTGTTACAACAATTGCATCAATTTTCTTATCTGCATCAATAAATCTATATAGTCTCATGTTCTTTTTCTTTTAATTGTTTATAGTTGTTATTTTTTGTTAAATCCAATCAATTTACTCCGATCTCTAGGATCATCACTTCCGATTTTTTGACCACTTGCAACGCGTTGTTCGTGCTCTTTTCGAAGTTGTTCGCCTATTTTACGAGCTTCCTCGATTTCTCTAGCGAATTTATTTTTCTTTGGTTGTTTTTCTGAATATGTATATTTTTTATCACCAAATTCCTTGAGAAGTTCATAATATTTTTCATTCCCCTTTTTATTGACATCTCCGGAATTTTTAAGATATCCTTCCTTAGCAAGTTTAGGAGAAGTTCCTCTTTTCATTCTTGCGGCATATAAATCTCTGAAAAGACGATATCTTTCAAATTTATCTTTGTCGTGAGTAACAGTAACTAATTCACCATCTTCATCCAACTCTTCTTTTTCAGACTCCTTCTTACCTTCATCTTTCTTTGTCGAAGAACCTTTGGCTTTTAATCTCCAACCTTTTTCAGTTTTAATGTAAAGTTTGCCGCCATAAGTCTTTTCTGTTCCAATAGGAAGAGCTTTTGCTTTTTCAATTGCATCTTCATCAGCACAATTGATACCAGCGATTCCTTTCAATATATTCAAAGAAGTCTCTTTAAACTTACGACACATTTTATCGTTAATAGATTTGAAGATACCATCAGGTATTTCTACTTCTTCAGTTTGATTTTCTCTATAATAAACAGTTCTTTTGACTAAATCGTTACCAACAATAATAGCAGGTGTTAATGATGCAAAATCGGCTGCAGCACATGATTTCTCAAATTCGTCAATTTCATTCTTTTCAGACTTTTCTAAGAGATCCTTACAAAAGGCATTTACAGTTTCTGCAGAAAATACTTCATAATTATGCTTTTCAACAAAAGCGTTGAATTCATCTTGTGTATATTCCAATGGAGTTTTTTTAATCATAACTTTTTAATTTGAATTAATTCATTGCCTAAAAGTATAAATAAATTTCATTATCTCCAAAAAGTTTCTTATTTATTTTTATTTTCTCCTTGATCCTCTGAGTTGATCTTTTCTCATTTTACCTAAATCTATGCCTGTAGACTCTTTTAAAGCATCGTAAGAAACTACTACCCAACCATCTTTATAAGGGTAACATAAATTGTTACACATCTCTTTTCTTGTTGGCTTTTCTTCTCTAAAAAACTTCAAAGGGAACTCGGATTCTAATCTCTTCTTTGCTTGTGATTTTGTATCACCCATCAATTCAGCTAAAGCCTCTCTTCTTTCAACCATAGATGTTTTTACAGAAAACAACTGCATGATATCTAATCCTTCGAATAAACCTTCAAATATATCAGGATTTTTAATCTCCATTGGAAAAATCAAATTCTTTTTCATATTCTTAAATTTTAAATTGCATTATTATATATTTCAGGTAGTACAAAATCTTCTTCACAATCTATTTCGTAACACTTAATTCTTTCTTTAGACTTGATCTTTATACATTTTTCTTTTTCAAAAACTTCCATCACTTTCTTTAACTCTCTTTTTCTAGGGATATCGAGTGTATATGTCATTGAATAGGGATGTTTTCTGAAAAACTTCTCACTTTGCATTGCTCTTCTAAAACATCTCTTTCCAAATAAGCGTTTAAACTTGTTTATTACATTAACAACTTCAGCTCTTGTCAATCCAAACTTTTCAGCTATACTATCGATTTTTTGGTAGAAAATACTCTTGATTTTTAATAGCATTTCATTCTCTGAACATCTGCAATCATAAACACCTCTTACAGCATCAACATAATTGAAGATCATTTGATCTAAAATCGTCCAAGTGACCTTACTTCCATCTTGTAAATAGAAGGTCTTTTTCATATATAGAGGAATTCTTGTGTAAAAATACGCACTATGAATATTGTCCATGCGTTTATTGATGACAATATATTCTTTCTCTTTATTGTAAGAGAAATATCCTTTCAATTTAAGCCTTAAAAGAGATCTTCTGATCACTTCTTGGCTATAATTAAGATTGGAGCTTATATATTCGATTAATTGAGTTTCGTTTGAAACAAGAATATATTTTTTATTTTTCACCATCAAACCTTTTTCGGTTCGAGTGAACATTGCTATTTTGGTTAATTCTGCAAAGACAAATTTGTCTTTATATGATATATTTATTGTTTTCACTTTATCCTTTCTCTTAAATTTGATGTAAAGATAGACTTTATCTCTTTCAATTGCAAAAATAAAAAAAAGAAAGATACGCTTATCTTTCTTTTAAAATTTTAAGAAAAAAATAAATATGAAAAATTTAAACATATCTTAAGTCAACAACTATCTTCGCAGACCGTTTCTGTTTGACATTGTAAAGATACGATCTTTCTGTTAATCCAACACAAATTAGGGTCTCAACTTTGACTGTATTTTTCTTTTCATCTGATTATCAGCATTTTATCGACTTTTGATTATATAATATATTATACATTGTATAATGAGCTTTCTTTCTCTCTTTATATTCCTAATTTTCATAATAACAATAATAATGATATCATTAAACTTCAGTTTAATTACTTACTTAATCAAAAGTCGATAACTGTCTGATTATCAGTATATGTTTTTGATATAAATTTAATGTATTTGGACAACTTGTTTAATCGTATTTTTGTTTATCTTTATGATCGTAATTTAAAATTGATGTATTATGAAAATTATTTACAATTCAAAATTGGCACGACTTTTGTTGCCAAATTTCAAAATGATCCTAATTATGTTTATTTTGTTATGTAAAAAGGACAAGAGTTATTATGATGAAGAAGATCTTGAACACGAACGCACTCACGCCTATCAATGGACGACTTTATGTCTATCCAGTTTGATTGTGTTCTATATTTTAGGATTGATATTTGACAATTATTGGCTGATATTGATCTCGCCTTTTACTTTTTATATTTGGTACCTAATCGATTGGTTCTTTAAATTTATTTATAGGTTCGTTAAAAATCCTCCTTCTTTTAAATTGGGGTTTAAGAACTACTTTAAAGCTGTAGGTGAGATAAATCACGAAGCATATCGTGCAATCGTATTTGAAAAAGAGGCTTATGCAGTTGAAAAGGGGATGACGTCTTACGCATTATTTTCATTCCTTCTTTATTATTGATAACCCTTTATTAGATTTACATAAAATTAAAGTCTATCTTTAACGTGTTTTTATCAACAACGGGTTAATGGATAATTTTCTTTACGTGTGATTAAGTATTTGCCATAGAAGGCCGATAACTTGTGAAAGCTGTCGGCCTCTTTATTTACACTTATTTTAAGTCTGAATTATAAACGAAACATATTTCAACTGTATTACCCATAACAGAAAATACCATAACACAAGGATATTCTAAAGGTCGATTAAATTCACCATTAACGTCTGTTATTCCGTAAGTTTTCCAAATATCCTTTTGAATATCAAAGTCTTTAGGATCGTTCAATGAGATCTTAGTCATAATTCGCTAATTTTTAGCTCTGCATATTTTTCCATTGCTCTGATAATAGCTTGGAATGTTTCTTCATAAAGTTCTACTTTATGGTCAGGAAGTTCCTTTAATTCATTTTTAAGAATTTCTTCAGCATCGTAATTCATAATCATTCGTTTTTAAAATTTTCACTATTTCCTAAACAATGTAACATAATTGCTGTAACAAAAGGTGTAAAGCAAATTGTAGCAAAAGTCCAAAAGAATTGATTTCTTTGTAATCTTCCAGCATATTTAACACACATACCACAAAACGTTACATAAATTGCGCCATATATAAGCGAAGTAAAATAAGATATTAAAAGTACCGTTTCTTCCATAATTATTCAGTTCTATACATTGACAATAATTCTATCTCTAATTCTCTCGATCCTGTCATTTTAGCCAATTCTTTTAAAGCGTGTCTATAATGACAGGATGTACTAGTTAATGAATCGTTATGATAATCCTTATTCCATTCAGTTGTTTCATAAGGAATGTTCACAATAGTATCTTCAGTATTAGAAGGAGTCTCTTTATAACAACTCACTTTCGGTCGCCACTGACATAAGAAATTATCTACTTGTAACATGATTTATTCATTAAAATAGTCGGTCAATAAATTAGCTAACTTCTTAGACTCTTGATTTTGAACGAATACTCTTGTAATAGAAACATCTCCTTCATCATCTACACGATAACTAATTGATGCTGAACTATTTTCAACAGTTGACGAAATTTCTTGTCCGTAAAATTGAGAAGTAATTTCTTTTTGAATTTCTATTGCCAAAGCAACGATATCTACGCATTGTTCACATGATAACGTCATAATTACATTCCTCCGTAAATTACTTCAGGGTTACACAATGTACAAAGAATACTGCATATTGCAAATACAATTGATCCAAAGATCAAATAGTTTATCACTTTTCTTTCTGTTGCTGTCATACTCGTTGATTTTTAATTAAACATTCGTATGCTTCATTAGCACTGTTATAAACTCTAGTCCACTTCTTAGATAGGATCATTAATTTTCCATTGAATAGATAAGTCACCTTATAACCCATCTTTTCAAGTCTTTTAACCACATCATCTCTTCTCATAATACTGATAATTAATATAATTAGTTATTTTTGGTTTTTCCACATCTTATAATCGGTTGTAGACTCAAAGCACATAAAGCCACCATACACCTTAGCTACATTAGACGGAGTAAAAGGACATTCTTTAATTGCTTTATATCTCGTTTCTACTTGTGCAAAATACGTCTTCATAATACTGTAAATTTATATGTTAAACTTCGTTTTATCGAAGATTCGGTCTATCAACGACCGAATCTATTGAAATCATTTAATACTGTTAAATACTCATCGTTTTCGAATGACCAACCGTTATAGAGATCATTCATAAATGATTTAATCATTCTCTTGATAACACCTTGTGCACGATTAACTTTTGTAGCTATTTTAAGATATTTGTCTACTGCATCGAAATTATAAGTTCCGTCATTTTTGACAGTTTTAAGTTCCCATGAACTTCTTTCTTCCTTCAATTCACTCAAATTACGGATCTTACTGATTATCTCATTTCTTCTTGTTGTTAAATTTTTTGTTGCCATATCTTCTGTTGTTTTAATCATTAATACTCTTGTTCCTTTTGGATGCCTAAAGATACACCTATTAATAAAACGGACCAACAGATACTAAAAGTTTATCTCTCATTTTAATATTTATTAAGAAAGCCGATCTATTCATCACGAACAAACCGGCTCAAACAACAATTTAAATATTATTATAATAATAAAGGAAATTACTTAGTTTGCAGTGGATCTAAAAGAGCAACTATATCAATATCATTAAGAAGTTCAATAAGACGCTGCCAAGGTAGAATTAAAATAGAACCATCACAAATGACGCGATATTTATCGGTCAAAAAAGCCATTGATCTAGAATGCTTAATAGGATGTATCTTATCAGAATCGAATTTTGCAATCAATTTCTTCATTCCTGCGTTAGATATATTAACTCTCGTAATGAGAACAACTATATCTTTAGCAGGAAATTGAAGTTCTTCTTCATATAAAGTTTTCAATTCTTCATCAATAATATTCGTGTCACTAAGAAGTATTAGCTTATTAGAGTCACAAAGAAAATCTATATATTTTGATTTTCCTCTTGTATAAGAAAATTGTTCCATACTTCACTGTTTAAAATTTCACTTAACTCATTGCTGTCGTAAAGGTAGGAAGAAATCTCTTCATCTCCCAATACGGGTGCGACAAAATCCTCGTGTAACAGGATCATCGTTCCGTCAACACTTCTTCTTGCGTGGATGGGCGGAACAATTCCATGTTCCATACACCATTCTATTGTTACTATAACGTATCTCATTTTGTTATCAAATTTTCAAGTACATAATCAATCAAATCCTGCTCGGTGAATCCGTCATTCTGTTTGGTGGGAACGGAATCGAACCCGAAGGAGTTGTAGAAAGCTGAACTAATCCATCCGCTATTATGGTCAGTATTGCTAAAGAATATAGGAGTTTTAGTTTTATCACCTGTCACATCATTGTTTACTATGGTGATTATTTGCTTTTTGTTTAACAAAGCGGAAACTATTGTAGATTCATTCAGTGTTCCATCAATATAGGTCTTGCCGTTTGAGTTCCTACTATTATAAGCAATACTACCTTTGTCATTGAATACGGCAAACAGCCAAGGTTCAGTAGTATTCAGTCTTTGGTCATAGATAAACTTTCCATCAACAAACGGATTAATAGTAGTAAACAACACCTTAACGCCATGCTGTAAGTTCTGTATTTGCCCATAATCATCTACCCCATCAGTTACTAGGGCGTTGGGATATCTAGGTATAAACTCTATTGTTACGTCCATATCTCCTATATCCCCTGTAACTCCTATGGCGTTATACAATGAAGTGGTTCCTTCGGGATAGGTTAATGTCACCTCATGTTCCCCGTTGTCAAAGGTATAAAATCCACCATTTCTGTTTACCAAACTAACCTGCCTACCATCAGAAAGTCCTGTAACCTTAAATCTATGTGTAGGATTGGAATTTGACGGAACTATATTTACCATGTTATCTGTGGTGGATAGTTTCTTAGTAATATGTATAATCCTGTTATCCGTAACAGTAACATTTGCTCTATCGGGTAGAATATTGGTGCTAGAAATATCATACCCACCCACACCGCTCATTGCCGCGAACAGGAAATTGTTAAGTTTCAGCGGTCTGTTGTTTCCACTGAAATCCTGCAAGTATGGATTGGCTTTTAGTATCTCGTTTGTGGGAACGGATTGACCTGACGGAAGCTGGGTGATGGTGATATTACAAGCACCGACAATATTGCCGTTTCTGAATGACAGATTACCTTTTACGGTTCCTAATGGCGGAATATCATATGTTCCGTCTTGTGTGATATTAACTAATTTTACATTAGCACTATATCCCCAGTATAATTCCTGCCCGTCAACTATACCTTTCACTTCCACTTTCATTCCTGGGAAATTTTTTGTTTGGTCAGGAATGTAGCACTTTACTGTATCGTTCAGTGTAGCAAATCTAGTTATGACAAATGAGGTGCTTGTTATAATTATATCAGCATTTACAGAGGGATGCGGTCTCCAGTCATTAAAGTTTTGGCTGTATGTATCCACAGGCTTTGACATATCATACCAGAACACCATGTGTTCCTTAATCCATTTCGCATAATCAGGCGGAAGCGGTCCACCGCTTCCTGTCCTTCGTCTAAAAATAGTTCCGATTCCAATCATAGATCAATAACCAATATTAAATTGTGCTGTAGTACCATCTTTAAATACCTTATCAACCAAATAAGGTAGAGGATAACCAAGAGAAGCATTGACTTCAACTTCAGAAATAACATAATCTTCGAGTGAAGATGCCTGTACGAAGTGAACTTTGATAACGCCACTAGTAAGAGGAATTATTAAAAACGGTTCATTTTCATTATCACTCGAAGTGAACTTTGATAACGCCACGTCTTCTTGTGGTGTACCTATTGTTATTGCTCTTGATATACTGACAATTGAAACGTCTCCTTGTCTATTAGCTATACATTGTCTTGTTGGATACATAATATTTCTTATTTAGAGTTCTCGAATTTTGTTGTAAAGATACTAATTAAATTTAAGAACCGTATATTTCATTTAGTTCATTATTTTCTTTTTTAATGACTTCTCTTAACTTTTCAGCACCTTCATAGTCTTCAGTCTTAATACATTCTGCATATATTGCTTTAAGCATTTCGATGTGTCTTATACGCAATCTCATGTCCATACTAGATTGTAGATCTGTTTGAGTTCCAATTTCATCATATAGATCTGCAATGCTCTTTAAAACGTCTTGAATGCTTCCGTGGATTTTAAAGATAATTAAACACGCAACTATTACGCTTACCAATATCATGCCGATCAATAGAGTTATCAGGTTAATCATAATCTAATCATTTTTAATGTTGTTTTTAAACTTTGATAGTCATTTTCTGTAAGTGACCATATACGAACAATATCGCAGTCAACAACGCACATGAGATTCTTCGCAACACACCATTTTTCTATGGACTTAATTTCTTCTTTAGATAAATGATATAATTCTACATCCATCGATATCTGTATTTCTTTCTTCATAACTGTTTTCTTTAATAGGATTATTATTTGAACCAAAGATCATCGAAATGATTATAAATGCAATTATAACGATAATAATCAATTTAAATCTGAACCAAAGATTCTTCATAAACTACTTCTTAAAATTTGACTTATAAAAACAATAGCAACTAGCGATATAATTAGAATGAGACTGATCAAAAGATTTTCATTTAAATTAAATTCTGAAAAATCTTTTACAAACTTTGCAAGTGCAATTATCCATAATCCATAGCAAAGCACAGAAATAAGTACAGCAATAAATGCTTTAGTATACACTATTAATTCCATTAGTTCTTATATCTATTCTCTTTTACAAACTGTTTTAAACCTTCAATTAACTCATCCCGCTCTTTAACATACACGGAAAGTGTTTCTTGTATATCTTCAATTGCTTCAGATTCAAATAGACAAGCAATCATACTAGAAAGATGAATAAGTCTACTACAAAACTCTTTATAACGATTCAAAATACCTGCTCTACGAGCCATTCGTGATATAGGTGGAAGAATGATCCCTTGATCTCTGAAGTATTGAGGATTGTCACGTTCAATGTTTTTCAATCTTCGAGCTTGTTCTATATACTCGTGTTTGAGTTTTCTCTGCATAGCAGCACGTTCCTCTTTGTGTTCTTTATTGTAAAGAGCTCTACATGATTTACATCGCGATACCAAATAAGGTCTATTTTCACTATTATTTCTTCGATAAAACTCAGTGCGCGGCAGAAATCTACCGCAACCACTGCAGTACTTTAGTTGATCATCTTTTATCATATTCTGTACCTTTAATATATTTCAAATAAACTCTACGAACATTTGTATAAGTGCAATTAAGCAATGACTTAATTTTATAGTGAGTCCAAGTCGGATGCTCGATCATCATATTGTAAATTGCAAGTGACTGAGGTCCGTTAGGAATATCGCTTTCAGTGCGTTTTTTACGTTCAACGGATTTCTTAGAATAGAGAATGATTGAATGTAAAAAGTTGTCAAAACAATAAAAATTGGTCTTGAATTTCTTATTGTTTTTATATTCTTGAACAGCAGCTTTGTAATTTTCCTTATTAGAAAAAATAATTTCAATTTTTGCAGAATCTTTTTGAATTTCGATAGAACCGTTGTACTTCTTAACAAATTCGTAGAAAGAAGGTTCTTCTGTAATCATAGGATTGATCTCAATTGATTTAGCAGACTCTTCAATAACCGGTTCTTCAACTTTAGGTTGTAATTCGTTTTGAACCTCTTCGATCTTCTTCACAAGATCAACTTTTTGATATGTCTTAGCATTTTTGATACCAAGTTCTTTAGCATAAGATCTAAGATCAACTACTTTCATGTTCTGCAATTCTTCTGATGTTTTCATATCGCTTTAAATTTAAATTGTTGTTGAATTATTTTAACGCTGTAAAGATACTACTTTGTTATGTCACGTGCAACACTTTTGCGGAATTTATTTTCAATAATTAAAATTCAACTATAAGTAATCTATTTCTACTTCCAATTTCATTTACCCACATGTGAGTAGATCCGAAACCATATTGAAAATACTTATCAAAGTTTGTATTCTTAACTCTTTCAGTATGCATTCTGTCACGAAGCTCTTGTTCATTAGATGCCGAAACAATTACTTCGATGATTTTAGAAAAGATTTCTAATGACTCACAACTTGTATTGATAATTTCATTTTCTATTATCGCTTTCATATCTTATATGTTTTAATTGTTATTACTTATTTACTTTTCTACAAACATCTTCAACTTTAACGTGCAATACTTTCCAAGTACCTATTGCCAAATCAAGTGTTCCATTGGGATTGATTTTCTCAATCGCAAACTTTTTCACTGGATAAAAATTGTAGGTTACCATACGTCCTAATTTTGCGTTAAACTTTTTCATTGTCTTTATTTTTAATTGTTAGTACTCTGTTGTTCCTTTTGGATGCCTAAAGATACACTTTTGTGACATGTGTAGCAACACATTCATCAACTTTATGGTCTAAATTAAGATCTATTAATATTTGACCACAAGTTTAAACACATTTTAATCATTGAGATATGGAATATAAAGAGATCGTAGCGAAACTTGAATTAAACAAGAATCAACTACGATCTCAACCTGAAAACAAATGATAGATAAAGAAGCCTAACTATTGAGTTCCAATGTAAATTCTGCTTTTATTTCATCAATGCCTGTTTTAATGTTTGCATACGCACGAGCATTATTTTCACCTGTAGGTGAATAAATTTCATTTTCGATAATTTCAACAAACTTTTTAACCCACTCTATTTTCATGTAGTCGCTTAATCTTCGTCCTCTCAACATAAAATTACTATATTCAATACTACGATTCTTAAAGATCGCTCCTACACGTGTTTCAATCTTCTTACGAGTAGCTTCTCGGTCATCGATATTGTTTTCGGCACGTACAGTTTTGACAAGCCGACACAATTTTTCGCAATCGAGATCAAAAAAGTTACTACATATTGAACTGATCTGCATTTGTGAAATCGGTCTTAGTCCTTCGTTAATGTCAGCTAAGACGCTGTTTTGTTGTTTAGTCTCATTAAGTAGAGTCTGCATTGTTTCTTCTTGTCGAGTAACAATACCTTCGATCAAATGTCTAAACCATTTGAAAACGAAAAACCACATCATTCCCGTTATTACGAGAAATAGAGCACATATCATAATTGTGATGCCATAATTACTGACACCTTCTGCAGTTTCAAGTACTGCCTTTGTTCCAGTAGGTAAATCCATGTTATACTATAATTTTTACGTTAGATTATGCTTTAAAATAAGTTATTTTATCCCAAGTTCCCATATCATAAACGTCAAAGTGTAACCAAGTAACATCTTTCTCAAGACGAATAGGATATGGAAGTTTATGTTTATCGAGATCAATCAACTTTCGTGCTTCTTCAGCACTCATACCGACAACAGTAATATCGAACGCATTTCCTGTACAATGAGCACTCATATAGACTTTTTCGAGTCTTGTCTTTTCTTTAGGGATTTGACAGAGATTGCAACGCAGTCCTCTTTGAGTATAATTCCCTGATGGCGATTTCCAGTTATTAATTATAAACGGTTTCTTAATAATATCACGTCTCAAAACGAGTAAGGTCTCCAATGCTTGTGTAGAGAAGAATGACCATATCTGTGTTTCGTTGTATTTATTCATAACGTGTTTACAGACAAGTTCTTCGAGTTTGAAAAACTTTTTAATCTCACTTATAAGTTCAACTCTATTCATCATAATTGTTTTGGTTTAATAAAGAAGAGTTCGTTAACATTTTACTGCCAACGAACTCTCTTCAACTTTTACTAATAATTTATATAACTTCTACTCTGTAAAAGTACTCAATTCAATTTAGTTATGAATAGAAAAAGGTTCTCATCCTTCTTTAATTTCTTCTACTTTTGGTTCAAATGACGTTTTCTTCCATTGATCAATAAAGTGTTCGATCAATCTCCTGCCTTCAATTGCGACTTTTTCGAGTCGTTCATCCGGTTCCATAAACTCTTCTGCCATTACAGATGCGATACGTTTGACCTTACCAACATATTCGATAAGGTCATCTTTCTTATCCAACTCGTCTACAGACTTCTTTGTAATGATATTGAAAGCAATCGCTTCGACAACATTTTTATACTTATTGACACTAGAGACAGCTTTCTGTGCCTGTTGAACATAGTCATTGACAGATTGTGCATTTTGAAAGTCTTCTTCAGACCAACCTTCGAGTTTACGTGCTGCCTGATAAATTGTTCTCAACTCCTGCATATTCAATGCAATACCTGCCTGTGCAACTTCTAAGCAAAATAATGAAAAACGTACATCGTTTGTTGTTTGATTGTTGTTCATAATTTTATCCAATAAATTCTTTATAATCTACGTCATTAATATCTTTGATTTTCCAACACTTATTTTGATTCTCGTCTAACGAGACAACGAATCGACATTTTAGAACTAGAGATTCGACTAAAATCTCTTCGTCTATTTTACCCTCCCATAATCGTGAAGGTGTACAGACTGTGTAATATGTTCCAAGATCAAAAAGTGCTACTTTAGGACACTTAGTCTGTAGCACTTTTTCTAATTCACTCAAAACTTCTGTCGTCATTTGTTTTTAGAGTTCAAATCAACGAATTCAGTGACCTCACCTTGTTTGTTGACAATAAGAAGTTTGTTACGATCCTTACTCAAGAAAACATAACGGTCTTCGTCAACAAGAACAGCAAAATCGAACTCTTCACCTTTATATCGATACTTGACCTCGGTCGTCATCTTAGCATCATCAGAATTCTTTTTGTCCCATTTTGATTTATAGACAATTGATTTAAGTTCTTCATCTGATAAATATACAGTGAAAAGAATTTTCGGATAACTTTCAGGCACGATTGAAGTACTTCCGTCTTCTTCAATTGAAAGTCCAAAATTAATAGGTGAATTTTCGAGATGTGAAATTGTTTCTTTAATAAGTCCTTCATCGTCTCCCAATTCAAACAATACTCCATCTTCTAATGCTTCAACGAGTTCTTTAAGATCATTCGGTTTCAACCAACTTTCAACTAACATTTCGAAGTCACAATATTCCATAGACTCGACCTGATGTAGAGATGATTCACTTTCAACGTTAATTTTGATTGCCTTTTGACCGTTCTTAGTACGAAATGCTGTTAGATGAAATGCAAAATCACATTCTTCTAGAATCGCAATTGTTTTATAAACAGCATCATCGACAACATCTTCATCATTCTTTTCAATAAATTGATTAAAATCAATCGTAAGTTCTTTGTTTGAAAGAATTTTTTTTAACTCTCTTCCAATTTTCTCTTTTGCTTTCATTGTTTTTAACTGTTTAATTTAATATTCAATAGAGGAAAGAAGAACGATTCGTCTGTGTGATATAATTAAAAGTATAACATGGATTAATAATAAATTGTTTATCAAACTCTTTCGTTCTTCTTTCAGTGCTGTAAAGATACTACTTTGTTATCTTACGAGCAACATCATCATCGCTCTTGGTCCTCTTTTCGATTGAATTGTAGATATTGAAAATTGTATCTACAGTATTAAGTTCTATAATTTCCGATTTATCTTTCGCTATATATAAGTTATCAGTCAGTTGGATATACAACATTCCTTTATAATTAAAAACTTGTTTACGAACTATTTGTTTATATTTCTGTGAAAGATCTGTACAACGAAAACTCTCACCAACAACATCGTAAATACAAAGAACTGTTTTTACGTCATTGTTATTATTAATATAAAAAAGTCTTTTTTGATCTTTTGATACAAAGATATTGTTACAACGATCGCTCGGTGTCACTTCTTCATCTTCAAAAAGAAATGCTGAATATACAATCACCTTAAAATTCTTTCCGTCATTAAACCAATTATAAATGTATTGCCAACGATACATTTTCTTCAGATCCATAATAAAATCGATCAACGGAATTGTAGGATAGGGATATAATAGATTTACATCTTCTTTTACCGATTTATCTGATATAAAAACATTACCGGTAACGCGTTTACTTTCTGTTAAATTCATGTTCGAAATCACGTTCTCACAATCAAATTCAACAGCAATTTCGTCTAATGTTATATTTAAACTTCTGAAACTTTCACACATCGGCATATCTATACAAAATCCACTGTAATACTTGTTCATCCAAGATTCCTTTGTAATAATTTCAGTGTCTTCTATACTTAGAAAGTCTTTTGCAATTTCTATAGGTTTTGGTCTCCTACACTTTTTCGAATCATAAAAGACCTTTGCCCTTGTAATCCAATTGATCGCTTCTACAATTGATATATCAATTGGACCGTCTACTTGAATAACAATATTTCTCCACTTCTCATTGAATTCTTCTCTTGTCATAGCTTAGGATAATTTAAATGTTTCTATTCTGTTTACAATCTTCGACAACTTATAATCAAATGCGTCAAGAATAATCTCCTTGTTAGTTTCGACCTCTATTCTCTTTAGCAACACAGTTCCATCACGCTCGTTCTTTGATACTGAATAAGTATACTCATCAGTGTTTCTATAAACACTATCACTTGATACACCAATTGATGCATATTGTTCATTTATCTCTAATTTATCTTTAGAGATCACAATGTGTACGTAATCGTTAATCTTTTCTTTAATCTTTTCCATTGTTTCGGGATTTATTAGTTCAATATGTTCGTCTCTCATAATTTCTAGGAACTTGTTCAACTTCTCTTCGTCATTGAACTTTATCTGTAAAACGGTAATGTTATCCTCACCGTCCACTCTTCTTTTGATGTATCTTTGTGAATGGTCATATTGATACATTGCTTTATATAGAGAAGCCATTCGTTCATTAGAACACACTTTAATAAGTTCTGTGTAATTTATATAAATCTTCTTTTCCATTGTCACTTTATTTTTATCGTTAAACTATTCTCATTTGCATAAGCGACTGCTTTCTCTAGTTCATCAAATCGTTGTGATGAACTGTTATAATACATTCCTGTACGTATATTGATTAGGTTTACTTGATAACAAGTTCTACCGTACATTCTAACTCGTACTATTTCTGCTATATCTTTCATGTCCTAAAGGTACTAAATTATTAGAAAGAGTGGAACTTAATGTTCCACTCAATCATTGTTATTAGAGACTTAATATGAAATTATAAACTTCTGCAAGACCATCGTAGTCTAATGATTGTAAATCTTCAAAAATCTTTTCTTCACAATATTCACGTTCATCGTCTTCATCGTCTAAGATAGAACGATATTCGTTACCGTTGATCTTTTCGTATACCTTTTTAAGTTGTTCAAAATCAAGTTCGCTTATTCTATCAGCTACTTCATCGTATAGATCCGAGTAACAACTTTCGAGATCAAAATCACATCCGACTGGATATTCATTCTCGTTATTTGATTCGAACAATTCGCAATCTTTGTAAAAGTACTCTTTTCCTTGTTCATCTACTAGAATTGTAGGATTTACTTGTTTAACTGTCAGTTCAACTCTTCTGCGATTTGAGTAAAACATCACTTCAATTTTGTCATTTGTTGTCATAGTTGTTAAAATTTTAATTGTTAATACTAATGTGTCTCATTTCTTTCGACGCTGTAAAGATACACCTTTTTGATACACTGGACAACAATTTCGACCATAAATTTCTAAAATATTTTTATGTGCTACATTATTATTTTTCCATTTATATTGATCTTTCTGTATCTCAGTAAATTAGTCGATACACTGTCTAGATATTAATCTCGCTGCACAAAACACCAATATTTGCTGTCCAAATTCGATTTCCATTTATATTGAAAATAAAATAGGATCAAACAGTCTCACGACTCCTTGATCCTTCTATAGAATAATTAAACTAACTAAACAGAACACTTATGGTTGCCATGTAATTGAGTCAATACTTACCGGAATGTAATCCGGATATTCTTTCTCCAGTTTTTCGAAAATCATTGTTTCTTCTTTATCGCTTAGAGGGAGTTTTGTTATTTCTACGTCATTCAATGGAACGTGCATTTGTACTTTTACTCCTTCTTTTTGTTCAAATGTTGCTAATACGATTATCATATTCACCTCCTTTCTTCTTTTATTGGTAGTTAAACTTTGTTTTAATTCACTATTTGATAAATATTGCGTTCATTTATTATCTTATATGTTGTTTCTTTAATTAAACTCATTTAAACGAATGGACCTATTCTCACGAACCGGTCCAAGTTCTAACAATTAAATTAACTATATGACAACATTCAAATTCTTTTCATTTGTTTTAATCTTTGTAGCAATTCTTTCTTCTTTTCTTGTCCTACTTTTTCTTCAATCACCTGAGCATCAGTTATTTCCACGGGATTCATTTCGTGTAGGAATGTTGAATTTGCTACTTGAAGTTCGCCCCAATCGTATGCTTTGATCATGTCTCCGGGCAACTGTATCTTTTCCTGTCCTAATATGTTCTTATTGAATCCATTGAAATCCTTGTACCAACTTGTTGCCAATTGATGTATCAATATCTCAGGTCTGATGCCTGACTTAGCCGCTACCAATCCTATAATTATGCTATTTATAGGGATTTCTCGCATGATTCTTGTTACGTTTTCTCCTCCGTGTATAGTTGCATTTATATCTATTTTTCCATCAACAGTCAACTTGAGTTCATTACCTTTTACTTCTTTTCTTGCTTGTTCGAGTAAGTTACGGACTTCTCGTGACATATTGAGAGCTTTTGTCTCTTGGTCGTTATTGATATAATATTCGTATTTTAAGTAGAGATCTGTCAACATATCATTTATGATCTCCAATCGTCCGGATTCTGTTGCGACTTTATATTTATCACTCTTTAACAGATATTTAGCTTGTCTTGATTCGATTACGTTCTTGTTCTCATTATAGAATTTCGTCAACTCATCATCGTTGAGGTCGTAACCTTCTTTTGACTTAATTATCTTTTTTACATCCTTAGCTGAACACATTGAACCAAATAGGTCAATTAACTGAGGAGTCAACTTTGCTAACGCTTTACTTCTGTCGTTATAGAGATCAAACGTATTATAATATCTTTGTTTTGCATGATTATATTCTGCGATCAAAGGAAGTATTATTTCTTTCCTAATTTCCTGAGCATCAGCAATATCCTCGTCTCTTGCTCCTCTTGATTTCATAATACCTTTTACGTTGACGTACTTTAGATCAATGACATGCGTTTCGTTGTTCTTTCCTATGTATGTCAAAAAACGGTCCGAACTCTCGTCTAAAGCCCGTCTCTTGAGCTCGTAATCAATATACGAATTCTGCATGTGTGCCGAAGCAATTTGTACGAAATCCGGTGCTTCTTTTAATATCTCACTTCTATCAATTTGTTTCATTTCTACTATCGTTTACTATTTTATGCGTAAAGATATAGATAATAGTTTGATCTCGCAATAGTAAAATTCAAATTAGTACCATATATTGTTTACCAATTGTGAATCTTCATTTGTTTCTGTTTTGATTTCTTGTTGTTCCATGTGTCTTTAATTTATAGGTTCAAAATCTAATCTTTTTATTTTGCACTTTTCTCGTGCCTTTAATTTAGGAGATTCAAGTATTCGATATCCGTCATTGTGTTCTAAACGAAATGACTTTCCTCTGATATAATAAAGGCAATTCAAACATTCGTATCGAGATTTGTTTCCTCTGCAATACAGTTTATATTTTTTATCCATCTTTCTCAACAATATTCTTTTTGTTCACTCTTAAATCAGTCATAGATGCCTCTTTATATGGATAATCTGCAACTACATTTTGTTGAACAAGTTGATCTTTGACTTCTTCATCGTTTTTAACAAGCCATATCTTTATTCTTGTACCTTCACCAAAACCACAAACACCGACAATGTGACGATATCTGTCGTTGTTCTTTAAAGTCGTTCCTTTTTTCAAATCATTTGTGTAGTAGATTTGAATCTCTTCATCGAAAATTAAAATTGTTATCATAATGTTGCAGTTTTAAGTACAGTATCCAATCCAAGTAATATGTTATCTTTCTCTTCTTCTGTATCAAAATAGAAGTGTTCCCAAACATTCGAGATTTTGATCGCAATTACAAACTTCTTCGTTGACGAAGTCTTACCGAGATCTTTGTATCGTCCAATTGACGTAATTTTGATTCGTTGATCGTTAATTCTTATAAACATAAGGCAATTTATTTAAATCTTTATACCATTGATTAACTGTCTCTTGTGCTCCCATTACTTCTAGATTGCCAGTAAGTTCTTGTACTGAAAAGACTCTTATTTTAGGAGTATATGTTTTACCGTTATTAATAGTTGTATTCGGTATCGAATATACTTCTAATTCAAACAAATAACCCATAACTAAAGGTCCAAAGTGTGGTTCGATATTCATAGTATAAACTGACATTTTATGATCTTTATCATCTACGCCTTTATACTCGATAATAAACGTACATACAAAGTGACCTTCATTGTCATAGATCTTCGTTACTTGATTCTTGTGTATCGTTCCAATTATCTTCTGCATAAATATTGATTAGTATTCATATTTATATTTAGAAAGGCTTCTATTGAAGCTCGTTCTATCAACTCTTCCTCAGATTTAGTTCGATCATAAAAAGCGGCGTTTAGATCGATAGATGTGAAAATATATTGATTTGGAATATCAAAGTCTTTATTATAAATCCGACCAAATTCAAACACTGTATTACAAATTACGATTTGATTCTTTTTGTTTATGGCAAAATCAATATCATTGTTAATGCACTCTTGAGAAAGAAGTTTAATTAGTTGTAATATAACAATTTCAGGTCTTTCATAAGGTATCCAAACGCGATTCTTAATCTTTAAAAATGAGAAGCAATTGAGTTGAGCAATTCCAATCAACGTCCATACAAATAAAAGATTTCTTTCATCGTTTTCACAAGACTCTTTATTGAAAATTTGATGTAACTTTTCAACATCTACTTGTTGTTTTGTTGTCATAAATCTTCATTATTTAATTTCTGTATATCGTTTCTATCGATATCTGTATCGTAACCTGAACTTTTTACATCAATACATTGTGACTTATCATCGTAAGGACAATTTGTCGCATATTGACAACTTAAACATGCGTTCGATAGACTTTTATTTATGTCTTTAACTTCACTTGCCATAATTTTACTTTTTGGGTTGATTATTTGCTTTTTCAATCAATTGTAAATTTTGAGGCCAAAATGCTCTTTGCTCACCATCAATCTTCAAATGATAATATTTAGAAGATCCTTTCCCACACACACTTGCAATTGTGCTTATTTGACCTTTCAGAGCTAAATTAGAAGAGTGTAATATCTTTACTCTATCACCTACACCAAATGTTGCCATTCTTATTTTCTTTTTGAGATTATAAATTGCATTTGCGACATCCAAAGTGTTATGAACATGATCGTTAAGAAATACGGTTCTAAATAATTTTTTACGATCATTAATCCCACTGGGAATAAGTTCATTAAATCAATAAATTCTTTCATATCATTCTTATTTTAATTGTTATCTAAAGATACTACTTTGTTATCGAAGGATCAACTTTCAATTGATAATTTTTCACCAATTTGTATCCCATTTCTTTTAGGAAAACCTGCACAACCATATAGTTAATGATCTCTTTCCCATTGTGTTTATAAGATCCTATGAGATTGTTGTTATAAGACCATTTTTGAAATTTATTTGATCCAATAAACTTCCACAATAAATCATCGTATTCTTTATCTGAAAGAATCTTTGATTCTCCTTGAGGATTTATCAACTTTACCATCACTCTAATTGTTTATGATACGAAACTTCTTCTAATTGCGACATCATAAGCATTGCTTTGTTCAATTCTTCCCATTTTTCAAAAGTCATTTCACTTTTAGTCGCTGTTTCTTTATCGTCTGAAAAAATATTATGTTTATTAATAAATGAAATTGCTAATGTATCTAGAATTTTAGCGCGTTCTTTTTTTAATTGTTTCCAGTAAAAATCAAACATACTTCTAAGATCAATTTCTTGTGTCTTAGTCAGTGAAAAGTAGATTATATTCGAGTATTTATTGTGTCGATAACTAATTTCTTCTCTGTTAGTTATCTTACAATAACATTGAAAAAGAAGTTTTCTTGCTAATTTATCATTATAAGGTAATTTAAAAGAAACCCATTCCTCTTTTTCGTCAAAAAGAGTATCAATATCAATGTTATATTGAGCACATAAATCATCCAATGCTCTTTTGGCAGCTAAAACCTCGCCTCTTTCACCTCGATCAACAAGAGCTTGTAATTTTTTGACTTTGTCAATTACTTTTTCGTATTCCATATTAATCAATTATTTTAAATCCAAAAATTTAGCTACTTTATTTGCAACACCTGTAGGAGTTGAACAATTAGAAGCAGTTTCGATAGCATGATCTATACCGTCTTGCCAATAAGTAATTTGAATCGTAATTTTATTTCCAGTGAAATAATAATGCAAACAAGCGCATTTGTCTCCTTTACGAATATCGCCTTTGAAATAATTGTAACTACGTCCATCAAGTTTACTTGTTAAAGCGTCTTTAATTTCTTTTTTGCTTGTCGGTGTAAGAATTTGTCTTGTCATAATCGTTCTTTTTTAATTGTTAATACTGTTCGTTTCTTTTGGTGTTGTAAAGATACACCTTTTATCTCAGATACCAAAAGTTTATCTCAAAATTGTGGTCTTATTAAGATTTATTAAGAAAAAGAACAACTCGTTTCACAACGAATCGTCCTTAAAATCAAAAAGTAAATTAGCATGAAATAAATTCTTTTATCTTGGTCTCTGAGATTTGAACGACACGAGACTCATTTATAATCTCCTCTTTTAATATTTTAGAGGTTATTATTCCGGCTTCAGTATTGTTCGCAGCCTCAACTAAATACGAGATCTTATTTTCTTTAACTTTATCATTCGTGTCATTTACAGTTAAGAAAATGCACTTACACAAAAACCAAAATCCCTTTTCTTTATTCGAATGAACTTCACTTATACCCATCTCTTTTATAGGTGAAATTACGTAATCGACATCAAGATTTTCGTTAGCCCATTGTGTCGCTTGAGCTTCAGCATCTGTATAATTCTCAGCTTTACACGCAATTACATCTGAAAACTTCTTCATTTTGGGATAACGAGAATCAGTATCGTCATCCCAATAAGTTATCGTTATCTCAAAGAACATCGTTACAACATTCTCTTAAAAAGTTAACATTCTTTTTTATAAGATCCATTATATTAGGATCGATTTCACGATCAAAGTAATCTGCAGGAGTTGGAACTCTTACGAATTTTTCACTGTCACTCAAATCAATACCGTTCATTGCAGCGAGAATAGGATAACAACTGTCTGTCGATCTAAACCTCATACCTGTATATGGAATGAACTCTCTCGGATCACCTTGACCTAAAAAATGTAACTGTTTGCGTAACAAATTCATACTCTTCAAACGTGACACAACTACTGATCGAGAATAAGCTATATTATCACTCTCCATAATATGCGGAATCGCCTTCTTACTCATACCAATACAAGTCACGTATCTACTCATCAAAAAGAATCTGTAGCAATCAAGCCATTCATCCCAATTCTTACCTTGAGGACAAGCAAGTAGACTTGTAAACATTAAGTTACTCTTTGCTCTTTCGATTTTCAACCACTCAACAAATTGATTAAAATTTCTCATCGTCTCATTGCGATTGTATAGAACATCTAAAGGAATGACCTCATTCGGTTGAATCTCTTTCGTCAGCTTAAACAACTCTTCGTTAGTCAACACTTCGCCTTCATCACCAACACCCGAATCCAATATTGTGAAACGACCGTCTGCAATTGCTTTTTTAGTATATTCTCGATACTCAGAACTCTTCTTATACAATTGTCCTAAGATATAAAAATTCTTATCGCCTAGTTCACTTAACTCTAAATGACTCATAGGAGGTGTTACAAATACTCTCATTCTTCAACGTTTTTTATTATAGTTAAATTATCATACTCTTCGTTTATAAGATATTCAATAAAATCATCGAAACCAATTGATTTCTCGCCACTCAAAACATCTTCGAATGATTTATCTTTATCTTTCGAAAACAATCTCTTTTCAAATCGAAGTCTTCTTTTAGATTTAGGTACAGAAAGATATATTACATGATAATCTTTTTGATCTAAACCTAATGTAACCCCTTTAAATACTTCAATCTGTCGACAACCTGTAACAATAATGTTCTCACAACCTTCAGAAATAGCTGATTTTATCAAATCGTTAAGCATCTCAACAATACTTTCATTAAGACACTTATTAAAAATTCTATCTTGTGTGTTTGTCAAATGACGAACAATATCACCTACTTCAAATATAACATGTTTTTCACCTACATTTTTCTTCTTGTCTGATAACTTTTGAGTAAAATAAGTTTTACCCGAACAACAACCACCTACAACGAAAAGTATATTCGCATTCCGTTTAGAATTACATTCATTTTGTTGTTCGTTTTCACCATCTTCAGGAACTTTTTTTACAACAGCATAGTTTTCACCATCTTCACTTACTTCCACCTCTTCGAAATCAAATTGCTTTAACACCTTCTTAGCAATCTGTTCACAAGATTGACTTCCGAAATCATATATTGCTGTACCTGCAATGATGGGTGTATTGTGTTTTATATAACTTTCAACTCTATTCTTGAGTAATATAAACTCTTCATCACGATTATCGTGATTAACCCGTTTTTTACAATTAAATTTGAAAAGATGACGGTGCGGTTGCTCAAGAAACTTAACACCATCACCGTGATTTGCTGAAGCATTTGGATAACAATGCATACCTTCGATTTCGAATTTAATCCCAACCAATGTTTCTAATTTTGTTCTCATATCAATAAGTTATGTTAAATCTTTCTTTCGCTTTCTCAGGTCCTATACCGTAAGTCTTACATAGACATCTCTTCTTATATTGACATAAATTAACAGGACCTCTATAAATCACTTTTCCATCAAATACCAATCTCATTATCTTTTCGCCGTTGATATTTTTATTTCTACTTTTACGAAAAATTTTTCGTTCTTCATCAGTCATTGGTTTCGACCAACCATTTTTATGATAGATGAATTCTTTTAACGTTTCGTCCATAATCAATCTCCCGGCTCAATTATACATATCGGTATCGCTGGATATTGTAGAACTAAAGGAATACACCTCGAATCGACTTTAGTATTCTTTCTCTTTAGATCTGCCATTACTTGTGTAAATTTCTCTCTTTCTATTTTAATACACAATGGCTTAGGTCTATACTTCGAATCTTTCTGAGTCTCAATTCGTTCCATCTGCATGTGAATTTCAAGTGCTTCTTTACAAGGTAGGAATTTTTCAAGACTAGGAATCTTATTCGCACTAATTAACATTACTTTATCACCGCGTACCGTTTCATTAATGACAGGTACAAACATCTTTTCTTTTTTCATATTTTTCACTTTAATTTATATAATCATATTCATCGTCATCTTCGAGATCAAACTCTTCAAAGTCACTTTGCGTAGTAATTTCGTAATCACTCATATTCATTTGATTTTAAATTGAACAATATATTAACTCACGTTTTGCTCTTGTAATTGCTACGAACTTGAGACAATATTCACTATACAGAGCTTCTTGTGTTCTGACCTTATCACTAGGGATCAAACCAGGATTTAAAAAGAATACTCTATCACTTTCAAGACCTTTTGACTTATGTATTGTACTTAATACAATACCTTCAACATCTTCTGTGTAAATCCTTTTAATATTTTCCTCCATTATAGAAATATTGTTCCATATACTTGATAATCTATCTATAATGGAACATTTCTCAACAAGATTTTCATAAGATGGTTGTTGAATTGCTGATGCGCGACTCATACCTTTATCCATCAATTCTTGTATCTTCTGTTTTTTAAGAATTTCAAGATCTTGAAAATTAGTGATCTTATCTAAAATCGCACACAGTGCATTGCCGAAGTCTTTATCTTTAATTGTAGCCTTTTTGCTGTTTTGCAAAAGATTTATAAATGCCTCTACAAGTGGTAAATTATTTCTACATAAAACAAAATCACCTGAATTAGCCTCTTTTAATTCACCTAATCTTACACAACCTTGAATTGCATTCTCTGAAGCTTCGATACCATTTGAAAAAACAGTTTTAGCTTCATCTACAATTGACTTAGCGCATCTATATGTTATATCAAGAGGCAATGTCACTGTATTAGCAAGATTTTGTAAAAGTTTAAAATTTGATACACTCGCGCCCTGAAATGTGTAGATGTTTTGCCTTGGATCACCAACAGCTATAAATCTACCTCCAATAGGTTTGATATATCTTAATAGAAGTTCTCTCTGAATTGTATTCATATCTTGAACTTCATCTGCAACAACAAGATCGTATTTAGGAAAATCGTCTTCGTCAACGAGAATATATGGAAGATACAACATATCTGTAAAATCCATCTCAAAATCACGATTACTATTGATCTTACGAGTTCGCTTTATCCACTCCTGCTCAATATCTACGATATCTTGAACCATTCGATCGCGAAATTCAATATCCTTATCAACGCATATATTGTTTATATCATTTTGATAATCAACGAGTAAATTCATACGAATAGCATTCCATATATCTTGTAATTCAAATAGATATCTCAATTGCTGCTTTTCAGGTACATCTTCTAAATTCAATATCTGTCGTCCTATTTTAAAACATTTATTTTCACTTAATTTTAATTTGAAATTAAAATTGCGAAGTAGTACTTTGAGCCCTTTAGAATGAAATGTACTTACTTCAACTCTTTCAGGTAATCTAGTTTTCAGTTCTTCAGCAATGCTCTTATTAAACGCTGAGAAGAAACACTTCTTATAAGGCGCAGTTCTTCGACAACACTCTACAATTGTAGTTGTTTTTCCGGACCCCGCTGTAGCCTCTATTACTATATTTTGATTTGTTTTTGCGTACGTATCAAAAACTGCATTTTGACGATCACTCCAATTTTTCATTTCAAATGATTTTCGTTACTAACTAAAGAAATTATTTGTTGAGAGTATTTAAAAATCTCTACATAATCCTTTTGTCTTTTCAAAGCAATCTTTTTCTTTAAAACACTCATTATATCGGCATAACGAATATCATCTTGACATAAGAATCTATTGTAATCAAATTCCTTAACAACCCAAACGTCAAACACAACTTGATTAAAACAAAATCTAAAATGATTCTCTATTGTAGGATAACGACAACTATCATCGTGACCTTGATATGTCGAATTTAGGAGTTTCAACATCTTAATTATATTAGGATCATCAGTTCTCAGTTCTAAATCAACATCATTCGGTTGACAATCAAATCCGTGTTGGTAAAGTGCTAAACTTCCACCAACAATAAAGTCTTTGCTAATTTCTTTTTCAAATTTTTTTAATGCATCAATCATTATTGACACATCAATTGCAATTTCAAAATCTTTCATTCTGCTTCAATTTTATCTAGTTCGTATTCAGTAAAATTCTTATAATTAGCTAATATATCAGCTACTGCATTACCATAAACAATTGGATCATTTATATTCTTTTTGTGACCTGGATGCCATATTAATCTTAATCTAAGTTTCTTACGATCTTTGAGCTCCTTTAATATAGCTTTCCATAGATCAACATTCATACATCCTTTCCAATCATTATCAACCCATTCTTTAATGTTTTTAACAAGACCATCGACAACATATTGACTATCACTATAAACCGTAGCACTTATAGGAATATCTTTTCTTAGAGATTGAATTGCTGTCAATAATGCTCTCATTTCACATCTACCAATTGTAGTTTTCTTATAACCTTTTGAAATGAAAGTTTCTTCACCGTCACAAATCATATAGACGCCAATTCCTCCCTTTTTGATTTTCCAATAACAGCTTCCGTCTGTAAAAATTGTTATCTCTTTTCTTTCCATGCCTAAAGATATTACTTTGTTATCGATAAATCAAGACTTCGTGTTCTTATTCTTTGACTTTAACCTCTTAATTAAGGCCCAATCTGTCGATTCGTCATTATTAGAAACTGTATCGTGACCTTTAATTACTGCATTCGTTATCACAGTCTTTTCATCAATAACTTCTTTTAAATCTGCATCAATAGTTTCGCTCGATAATATATAATATATATTCATCTCCTGTTTTTGACCCATTCTATCTATACGAGCTTTAGCTTGATCAAGATCTGAAGGTCTAGGAGGCAATTCTAAAAACAACATATTACTACAATGTTCTTGTAATCCATCTACACCTGTAGAAAGTGTTGCAATATTAGCAAAAACAAACTGTTTATCTCTTTTAAATTCTTCAACTCTCCTCATCTTCTCATCTGTTGTTTGTTCACCGATCACCAATACACTATCTTTTGCAAATTCTTTTTGCAATTGTTTTAGAGGCTCGGTTCTTACACCAAAAACGATTAATTTTTCATCTTCTGCAATCTCTTTCCATTCTTTTAAAAATGCGGTAATGAATTTCATCTTACCTTTAATGGATAGATCTTTCAAATTCGCTAATTTAACTAAATGTTCAGCTCGTCTCGCTCTCTCTGCAGCCTCAAGGTCTATATCTTCAAGATACTCAATGAAATTTTCTTCGGCTTTTTGATACTCTTTCTTATTCGTTATCTCGCATTCGATTGTTTGTTCTATAACATTAGGAAGCTCTTTCAAAACATCGTTTCTTTCTTTTCGATAGTAACAGTAATGTTTCAATATATTGTGTAACTCTAATGTGTATGTAGCTCCTGAGCAATCTAATCCAAATCTCGTTATTTTTGCATTACAATATCTATTTAAAAAATATTTCACATTCGGAAATATTTCGTCAAATCGTCCTAATATCCTTAGAATATTTATAAGCTCTTGAGGTCTGTTCTGAATAATCGTTCCGCTCAATGCAAAGACTTTATGTGCTTTTTTCACAATTTTTTCAACAGCCTTCGACCTCATTGTTTTGGGATTTTTACATAAGTGTATCTCATCAAGAATAACACATCCCCATTTTTTAGACAAACTTCTGCTATACCTTAATTTTAACTCTTCGCCCCTTTTTGTTTTTTTAAACAAGTAATCGTAGTTTATAATAGTAACGTCTACTTTCCAATCTAAATCATCACCATCTTTAGAGTCTATAATATGTATTGTCCTATTAGGATTACACCTTTTCCATTCTCTCTCCCAAGATGTCTTGACTGTAGATGGACATATAACTAAACACGGGAAAAGATCAAGTAATTCAACTGTTGCAATTGATTGGCGTGACTTACCTAATCCCATAGAGCAACCGTTGATACAATTATCGTGATTTATCATATAAGTTACTCCCTCAATTTGATAATCTCTCAAATTAAGAGGTAACTTAAGAAAGTCAATTAATTGTTTCACTTCACTTTCTTCAACATAATTGTGTATAGGATTTAATTTGATTTCTTGAGGCCGATAAATTCGTTTATTTTCAAAATTATTTTCCTCAAGAAATCCCTTTAATCTAGACGATATCTCTAAATTAAGTTGTAAATACCATTCTTTAGTTGCGTTATTATATTTAGCTTTGAATCTCTTCATAGCTTCAACTAAATGCGGTCTATAATCAAAACCTATATATATCCAATCTTTTTCTCTATAGTAATATCTCATCACATCAATTTTTATATAAAGCAAAGTGGATCTTATTTCACAACAAAATCCACTTCATACTCAATTTATAAATTTAAAGCAAAATGTTAAAGTCAGCAGAGGAATTTCTCTTTGAACTCCGTGGCTGTAAAGATCGGAATTCCTAGACTTTCTGCCTTCAATTCCTTTGTCGAATTGCTTCCCTTTTCTTTTACCACCACGCACGTTGTTTTCTTACTCACCGAAGATCCTATCTTATGACCCATTTCAGTAAGTTTTCTCTCCCAATCTTTATTTCTGAATCCGGTAAAAACAATTGTCATCTGACCGTCAAACGATTTCTCTTCAAGACCGTAATATGTAATAGGAATTGTAAATAAATCTGATGTCCATGATGTCCACCAATCTATAATCCCCATAACGAAAGCGTAAGCTGTATTAAAACCTACTCCCTCTACACATCCTTCAATCTCAGATGCCCAATTCTCATTACACTCCTTGGCAAAAGAAGATATGTCTTCGTAAGTATATAGTTTCAATCCATTGAGAATCTTTTGACACGTTTTCTCAGCTATAACTCCTTTAAAAAAATTATAAGCTGTCATCATTTTTGCAAAATTAGTACCTTTCTTTCTCAGCTCTTCAAATTGTTTCGAAAGTACTTTTGCTGCAACATTACCAAGACCTTCGATGTTTTTAAGTTCATTTTCATCCAATCTGATAATTGATGTAGGATCTTTATATCCTGCATTAAAAATCTTCTTGATAGTCGGTTCACGAAACTCTTTAAAGTCAAGTATAGAGAAAAAATAAACGCATCTAGATAATAATACGCCTTCACATTGTGAATTCGTACACATCAAGTCTACATTATTCGAATCCCACACTAATTCTTTACCACATATTGGACAAACTGTAGGAGTCTTTGAATATGTATTTGTATACGAAACTGTTTTAAGATGTTTTGGAATAACGTCTCCTGAACGACATATCACTACTCTTGCTCCCGGAACAATATTGTTCTCAACGATATAACGAGCATTATATGCAGTACATTTTGATACAGTCGCGCCACACAATTCAATCGGTTCAATCTCAACAACAGGAGCTAATCTTCCGTCCTTAGAAATTTGCCAACGAACCTCTTTTACAACAGTTTCTTCTCTTTCTGACCATTCAGGATTTTTATAAGCAATAGCGTATCTAGGATTATTATTCGCAAGTCGTCCTAATTCTCTTCTTTTCTTTGCATTGTTTACATCAATCACAAGACCGTCACATTTATAACCTTTTGTCAATTTTTCAAACAAACTATTCATAAGATTGACAAAACCGTCTTCGTCTTCAAGTGATTTTACTGTAATTGTTGAGAAATTAACTCTACTTTGTTCGCAACTACACTCGTTTAAAATTTCGAGTTGCTTCTTTTTATCCCAATCCTCATTGTCGCATCCATATCTTACATAATTAACGTATTTTACAAACTCACTAACATTTGGTGAGTTGAGAAGACCTGCAACAGCATTTCTTGCAGATTTATATCCTGCTTCATCTTTGATTTTCAAAAAATCTGCTGTTTTAAAAATCGCTTCACCGAATGAGAAAATCGGAAGTTCGTTGTCAAGAGATTGTGTATAAATTGCATTGTTTATACATTTTTCAAAATGTTCAGTACAATTTTGTCCAAATTCTCCATCACCACGAGTCCAAGCATTTCCAACTGTCTCTAATACACATAATGAAATCCCGTCATATTTAGGTGTAACAATCAATTCATCTGTAGATTTTAAATCAATAGATTTGATCCATCTCAAAATCTCTTCGTGCGACTTCACCTTCTCAAGTGAGAACATAGGAATCGGAAGTTTCTCCTTTCTATCTTCAGACACTTTGTCTTGTACACCTTTCTTAAACCATTCAGAATCCGGATTTAATTCTTGTAATTGTTCAACAAGTTGATCAAATTCTTGATCCATTACTAATGGATTACCTTTTCGATACGCATCATTATATCTACGTATCAAACATTCTAATTCTAAAACTTCTTTATCCATATCATTTCATTATTTGAGACAATTCTGCTTTTGAATTTTCTTTGATGGGATTTGTGATATTCTTTACGATAAAATCACGATCTGAATTTGTTAATTTTTGACTTGCCATAATTATATGTATTAATAAACATTTTCTTTATTCGAAATCATCCATATATAATTCTCATGTCCAAATTTGAAATCCTTTTTTGGTCGACTTTGAATACGATCTTCAAGAGTTATAGGATTTAATTCTGCCATCTGAAATGGTAAATGAATTGAAAAATCTGTAATATCTTGAGCTCCTCGAACTTCGTTGAAGAAAACATCTCTCACTTTAGGTGAGAAGCTCTCTACAATATAAGCTCTCAAGTCTCCAAAAAAATCTACAACAATTACTTGCTTCTGTGTTGTAGCAACAAGTGTCCATAGATTATCTAATGCTTTTTGACTTATTTCCATCTCTTTTATTTTTGTTGTAAAGATACTATTTTATTATGTCAATTGCAACTTAATCGAGACCAAAAAATTGTTTAGTTGCTTGTTCTCGCTTATGTTTGATGACCTCTGAAATATTTTCCTTTTTTAAATTATCTCGATAACGCTTTTTAAGCATACTTGCTTTATCTTCATTGCTCTTTGAATTAAACGAAGTAAAACTAACATTTATACCATTTCCTTTTCGCAATTCTTCTCTATAAGACATCTCTTTTCCACATATAGGACATCTTGGTATATTAGAGAGAACTGTTTCACCGTTCTCATACTTGAATTCTGCTTTAACTAGAATATCTTCTTTAGCATGATTTGAACATGCTTCGTTATTACACCATACGTATATCATATCTTATAAATTTTTTCTACGACCATATTCTGCAATTAACAACGAATCTGCAAAATTATCGTCTTCATTTTTACATCTTTCTGTTCTTCTTAAATCTACAGTTGGGAAAATTCTGTGAGATGCGGTAAAACTCATTTTCTTCGTATCAACAACTTGAGTCTTACCTGTTGTAGAAGGTTTTGTAATAATATTAATCCCTCTAAACATTTCTTTTTGCCAAATCTTAGGATTTATTTTCGTATAAGGTAATCCAATTGTAGCAATAATTCCCTCAATTAATCCTGCTACAAAACCAAAATTAAATGTTCCTTTAGCTGAACTACCAAAAATTGCATGTATATTCTCAATTATGACATGACAATTATCTTCGTATTTAGAAAGATTGAATAATGTATTACTTATTTCAACTACATCTATATTTTTCACATCCTTCATTAAAGGGAAGGATTCTATAAACTTGCCATCTTCATCTATAATCGATACATAGCCACGCATTCCAACGTCAATTCCTATATAAAATTTCATTATTTATCTCCTTTCTTAAAAATTCAACAATTTCCTCTACATTATCAGGAACCTTTGCTTTCTTTGTATTATTTTCACTCGCCCATAGAGGTTGTAAGTTTCTGTAATTGAAACAGATACGTTGGTTTTCCTCTTTTGTCAAATCGAAATAAGAACACGGAATGATATGATCTATCTGCCACTTTCCTTCACCTTTTCCTAAATTGTCCCACGTCATTCCTGGTTCGAATTGCATCTCGAGATGAGCTTTCAGCTCATCAATCGAGCAACCGAGAAGATCGAGAGTGTGACCCGATTTAATTTTTCCTTTTAAAATTTTATGAAATCGTCCTCTTAATAAAAAAGTTGTCTTATAATTTAGATCTGTTTGATATCTTCTTTTATGTAATTCAGAAACTTTTCCTAATTCACGTCTTCTTTTGGATCTCAATCTTTCTCCTTCTCTACCTTTTTCGGTATGATTATAATTTCTATGTTTTTCTTTCCATTCTTCTGTTTGACGTATTTGTTTATATTTTTCACTATATTTTTGCGTATGTTTAATTCTTGCTTTTTTACTAACTTCACGACCTGATTGTGATTGTCTATATTCTTTTCGACAATCATTACAACTGCAACTTAAACCGTCAGAAGTTCTACTACTTTTATAAAACATCTCAATAGGAAGTTCTCTTTTACAATGACCACATATTTTTAATCCTGTTTCAAAATTTGCTTTCATTCTTCTAGTCTACTTATTCCGTTTTCTTTTATAATTCGAATTTGACTTATCTCTTCATTAATTTTAGGTACATGCGTAACAATTATAGACGATTGTTTCAAAAATTTAATTGAAGAGATGATGTTTTCAATTCCCAACGAGTCAGCACTCTCAAGTATTTCGTCAACTAACAAAAATTGCATTCCACCATATTGCTTCGTCGCATTGATCATTTGTTGGATTGCTAATATTAATGCAATTTCTGTTCTCGCCTGTTCTCCTCCTGAGTAATAGAAAAAAGACTCCATCTCATCGCGAAATACATAAGGAGTTATTTCTTCTTTAACTTTTCCTTTTGCATCAACTTTAAAACCTTCAATCATCAATCTAAGATCACTTCCCATTGATTTAAGTATCTCGTTAGCACGAGATTGGATATTTTTTAATTGCTCCATAGCGAGATACATTTTAAAATCTTTAAATCGTTGTGTCCACCTTTGAATTTTAAAGATTTCATCATTTTTGTTTGTAATCTTCTTACATTGATCGTCAATAAGATGTTCGGTTTCTTTGATGGTGTTTTCAATCTCATCAGTACTTTTCTTTACCACCTTAGTGTTTTTCAAGTCCTTAATATAAGTCAATTTCAAAGAAATTAAATTCTCACCATTTTCAATCTCATTTTGCAGTGTCTTTACAAGATTTTCTTTTGATTTTATCTGTTGATCTAAACCTCCTATATTGTGTTCGAGTTCAAGGATCTTCTTTTTCAAACTTCTCTGTTGATTTGCAACTTCATCAAACTCTTTATCAGTCTGAGATTTCAAAGACATATATTCATCTAAAACGGAATCAAGCTCTTCAATTGATTTTTCTGCAATCTTCTTTTCTTCAGACTCTTTATTTAACTCAATTTCAGCAACTTCCTTTTGTTTTTTAATCTCTTGAACCGTCTTGTCTGTTTTAAGAAAAAATTCGTGTTGACAATTAGGACAAACTATAATTCCCGAAAGTAAAACTTCTATTTTATTAAGAGTTCTCTTAATATCAATAATTCTATTTTGAATAGCATTTAGAGAGTTCTCTTTAGTCCGCTTTTCTTGTCTACATACATCTACATCTTCGTCAATTTCTTTGTAAATTGTATCAAAATTAGAAGTATCTATGTTCGAGAGCTCCTCTGAAACCTTTGTACGTAAATTTTCCAATTCATTTAAAGAGTGCTTTAAACCTAAAGCAGATTGTTGCTCTTTTGAAATACGAAGTTCGTTTGATTCAATAGCCTTTTTAACATCTTCAATGTAATCTTCAGCTTTTTTGATTTCTTGAAGCTGCTCCTCTTCAGGATTACTATCAAGAATTTCTTGAAGCTGTTCCTGATATACTGAAAGTTTCCCTTCATAAGACGCTTTTGATCGATCCAATACCTGTTTTTCTTCGTTTAAAACCAAAACCTTATCATCTATAATGGATTTTGTTTTATCTAACATAGAGAAGTTTATAAACCGACTTATTAAAGCTAACTTTTCTGTGTTAGATGATCTAAAAAACGAATTATAATTACCTTTTGAGACAATATAATATGACTTTGCATCTTCAGCCGAGATCTCAACCCAATTAGCAATATATCTATTACCATCGAGAACTGTTGCAAATTGAACTTTCTCAATCTCATCATTTTCACTAATCAAATATATCGCTAATACAGAAGATCCTTTTGTTCTTAATTCTCTTTCGATTTTTAGAGTCTGTCTACGAATTGGACAATAAATAAACACACAGATGTATGCCGTATCAAATCCCTTACGTATCAACTTCTTATCTTGTTTGTCACGAAGATTTACTCCATAAATTCCATAGAACAATCCTTGTTCTAAAAACGATTTACCTGATCCATTTGACAATTGATCATCTTGAGTACGATTTTCACCAATGACAGCGATCGCCTCTTGTCGAAAATCGTAATCAATAGATTCAAATGGACCGAAATTTTTCAATACTATTCTTGTTGGGTACATAACTCTTTCTTTACGGTTTCATATATTTCATTAAATAACTCTTGATCCTCAATAAGCGATTCGCGAACAGAATCCATACCTTGACCTAATTTATAATCGTCTCCATAATAAAACCACGAACCTCTTTTTTGACAGATACCTAATTTTACAGCTAACTCAACTGCTTCTTGAATTGTATCGAATCCTATTCCGAAACGCAACATCACTTCACAGTTTCTAAATGGAGGAGCTATTTTATTTTTAACAACTTTGATTTTTGTTTTATTTGCAACAGCAATGTCACCATCTTTATCCGTTCCGATTCGAGCAAATTCAACTCTTTGCGTTGAATAGAATTTCAATGCCTTGCCTCCAGGTGTCATTGTTGTCGCTCCTCCAAAACCAAAACCTCCACCAACCTTATCTCTTAATTGGTTAATACAGAATAGTATATTATTGTTCTTTTTACATACATTTTTCAAGATACTTAATTGAGCTGACAATAGTCGAGCAACAAGTGCTACCTTTGCATCACCACTTTCTCCTTGTAGAGTTGCTTGTGGTACAAGACCTGCAACAGAATCAAGAACAACTAAACCTATTTCAGGACACATTAACATTTCGCGAATAATTTCCATAGCTTCTTCTGCTGAGTTTGGCTGCGATAAAATCCAATTATCATTAGAAATATCTACACCAAGTTTTCTCGCATAATCCAAATCTAATGCCTGTTCAACATCAACATATCCTACAGCTTTCTTCTGTGTTTTTTGTACAGATGCACAAAGATGTAATGCACACGTACTCTTTCCACTACTTTCATTTCCAAAACACTCGTGAATTCGGCCTAAAGCCCATCCTCCACCAAGAACATTATCTAATGCTAGGGATCCTGATGATACAGTCTCAACTTCTACATTAGTTCCTACAATCGCCTCTTTTCCGAATCTCTTTTCAATTCTACCGAATAAATCGTCCAATCTGCCCATTATAATACTTGCTTTAAAATGTTATAACCTTCTTCGTAATTGTAATCGTTTTCTTTGCACCAATCTTTAAATTTAACAGCAATATCACTATTAGAAAGAGCTTTCACTTCTTCAGCGACCTCAATTTCTGCAACTTCGAGTTCCTTTGCTTTCAATTTAACATCAATACCAAGTTCTTGATAAACCTTCTTATCGATTGATTTTAATTGATCTTGACTACCAACTATTTCGACACGAACATAATCATCGGGATTATTTTCTTTCAGTGCTTTAATAACCTTATCTACTTGTTTGAAAGTCATTTCATCTAAGTTCACGACCTCCTTTTTATATCTCTTACCATCAGAAGGTATTAAGCTATACGAAAGATCTTCGTATAATATCCAAAATCCTTTTCTATCGTCTTCACCAAAATTATTTTGAGCAATAGATCCCAAATGAATAACGTTTTTAGTCAACTCTTGATGATCGTGGTAATGACCGAGAAATACTTTACCCCAACCTTTAAATAGAGAAGGCTTAATTTCACTTTCTACTTCAGAACCATCATTATTTCTACTCCCTTGCATTGCAATGTGAGAAAACAGTACGCTATGACCTGGCCTTTCAATTGATTGATTAGAGATTTCATCTAACCATATTTCATTATCAAAAAACGGTAAAAAATAACAGTGTACACCATTTACTTCACGAAAATCAAACATATCGATAAGATCAAAATTCGGATGATATTTATATACATCGAGAAAAGATTTTTCGCTATCGTAACTTGTTTTATCGTGATTACCTGGAATACAGATTATTTTTTGTCCTTCTTCTTCATACATCTCAATTATTTCAGTCAAAGTATCGAGCGTTTCTTGTCTTTGACTGATACGCGAATCGAATATATCGCCGAGCCATATATGAGTATCGATACCCATATCTTTAGCTATCCATATCTCTTGACGAGTCAACTCTTTAATGTCTTCAAGGTTAGAAGGTTTAAGATGCCAATCGGTACTCATTACCGCTATAGGTTTTATTTCTGCCATAAATTATAAGTTAAAGTTGCTCCTACAAATAAATCGATTTTTTTAGAAAACATTCCGTAACCAACACCAATAGAAGGTCCAATAGAAAATCTAGGTTTTTTCTGTCTTTCATTCCAGGTGATTACGTTTTCAATCTTTCCAGGAAGATACGAATTTATTTCCAAACGATTATTATCACCAACTTGTTGACGGGTTATAGTAAATTCATTTGTAAGATTGAATATAAGTTTATATTTCCACAAATGAGAAGACCATACTTTAAGATCATATCCTATTGTATCGGTTTGAATGTTAAAATGATAGAGGGAGTCTTTTTCAGTTTGTTTGTCAATAACTTCTTCCTTACCTTCGTATTTATATTTATACTCAAATCGAATCGCTTCAACCAAAGCCTCCTTATCTTTCAGTTGCTTATAAAGCTCTTCATTCTTCTTTTTCAATTCAGAAAATTTAGACGAAGGATATAATTTAGTATATCGATTCAAAGAATCTGTATAAAATTCAATCTCATTTTGCAATGCTTTAATATCTCGATCCTTTTTGTTCGATCTGATATTAAAAAACAGCAAACCAACAAATAATCCGACTATCAAAATAATAAAAATCCACTTATCTTTCATATAAATCGAATTTATGGGGAAGAAATTTCTTCCCCATGATTTTATCACTTCTTACCTCTCTCAGCACGCAATCTTGCTAATTTATCTTTAACAGATTCAGAAACAGCTCTAGATGCCTTTGTTGCTGCTTTTTCTACAGGCGACTCATCTGCAGCGGCGGGTTTTTTTGGATTACCCCCCTCCAACGAACCTTCT